ATAAAGTTGATAGAACGATTTGGCTTAACGAAGATATCAGCAACGAATTCGTTACGATCGATAACTTCACCTGTGTTGTTAGACTCATCGCACTTAACAACGAAATCAGTAATACCACGACGACCCTGTACATCACGTAAGAATGGCTCTACTAAGTTCTTGAACTGAGCACGAGTAAATCCATCGTTGAATTCAAACAACTGGAATTTAGCAGCAGTTGCAATCGCTTTTTCCATAACGATGAATAGACGACGCACATTGATACGATCAAACGCACTTGGCTTAGCCAATAGAGTCTTATCACCAAACAGAACAGTACCTTCTCCTGGGAAAGTGACAACTGGGTTAACACCCTTCTTGTAAAGAGTATCACGAAGTGTTTTGTTTGGATTGAATGCCAACTTAACCACGTTCTTAATTTGACCACGATTTAAACCACCTGGAGAGAACCATGGGTCATTTGTGTAGTCAGTACGAGCACATAGACCAGCCACATCACCATTCAATGGGATGTAACGATATTTGTCATTGTAACGATCGTATTGATATTTGTAACCAGAATCCATAACAGCGTATGAAGTGCTTGGCAATGCATCACGGTAAGTAGTGATAGCAGTAGAAGCAGTTGAGTCGCTACCGATGATAACATCACCAGAAGTTGTATCTTGTGGGGATACAAAAGCAACGCAATCTAAACGAACTTCAGCAATGTTATTGATAACATAAGTTGCAGTTGCAGCAGATGCTTTACCCAACATAACTAGGCTAACATCATACAACTCAGCGTTTGCAAATAAAGCAAAGGCATTTTGTTTATCAGAATCAGTTGGAGCATAATCGTCAACACCACCAAGTAGTGATGATGTAACTGCAGCAGACATTGACTTGAAGTATGGAGTATTTGTATATGTTAATCCTGTTGGAGTACCAGCAGTAGTAACAATAGCAGCACCAGCACTAGTAGTCAAAGTGAAACCAGTTACGCTTGGTGAAGTACCAGTAATTGCGGAAACTTTATAAACTGTACCAGTTGCATAACCAGTAATAGTGCCAGTTCCACCTAGTGTGCCAGTAATTTTGATTTTATCACCAACAGCCAAAGCTGCAGCAGTACAAGTAAATTGACCAGCTGTACCAGAAATTGCTACACCAGAAAGTGTTGCACTAGTATTTAAAGAAGCAAAACTTGTACCCCAAGTACTACCACCAGCTGCAACTGTAGTAGTTGCATCCATCCAGTAGATATACTGTGAACGAGAATTGATTACGTCTTTGTAGTAGTTATTTGTACCATCAGATTTCTTAGCATCAGATGCTTTTGAAACGAATGCAAACTTTTCTAGAACTGTACCAACAGTACCAGTTAAAAGACCATCTTCATCAATAACGATAATGTGCAATTCATCATTGCCGATAGTAAAGTTATTTGAAGTAGCGTAGTCAGAAGTTCCTGGAGCACCATCAAAGTTGTCTCTGTATGTCCAAGTGCTAAATGTATCAGCATCAGCCATAGAAACTAATAAAGAGTTTCCTAGTGTACCTGGATATTTTGCAGCCCATTCGCCAACTGATGCTTGACCAGTTGCATAAGAAGCCAAATATGTCTCGGTGTTTTTGATTTTAAGTGCAGTTCCAGAAGAAACTGCGTTCTTAAGACCAGTTGCGTCTGCACGAACCAGTAATAAGTTGTTTGTATATGATAGGAAGTTTGCTGCTGTAAAGAAAGAATCTGCGTTACTATCAGTAGGTTTTCCGAAGCGACGAACTAATTCGTTCTCAGAGCTAACTGTAGTTGGTTCCATTACTGGACCCCAGCCAAACGAACCTGCAAATGCACCAATAGAAGTGGCAACGGCTGGAACGATTGATGTGAAATCTTTTTCTACGACTGCAACGCCTGGAGATAATTGAAACGGCATTGTAATTCTCCTTGTTAATAAGTTTACCTAGACAAAATTCATGTCTACCTTTTATTTAGTTTTTACACGATTTCTAGAAGTTTAGTGGAGCCTTTTCTGGCTTCCCATCTTCGTAAAACCCAAAAGGTGTTAATTCTTCTTCGATCGCTTGCATCTGCTTAGCGTACATGATATTTCGTAGATTAACATTATTTAGGTCTTTGAAATAAGAGTTAGTAGTGAGCCATCCAAATAGAACTAATGGCATTACCAAATCATCGTGATAACCTTCGTCAGCTTCATAAGATCCTTTTTTCTCGATAAAGGTCGAGATTTCAGAAATTGTATCAGCGTCATTTATAATAAGTTTGTTTTCTTCAACGAGTGCCTTAAAGTTATGACACCCAATTCTTTTGATCTTTTTATCGGTATTGACACCCAACTGTGTTTTACCTCCACCAAAACCACCAGAGACTGTTTGTCCCATAGCGTGTCTTGTAACCATCAATATATTTTCGTATTCCATTTCAGAATATAGGATGTGGGCAACCTGTTCTGAGATGTTAATTTCCAATAATACCCATGCTTGGTTATACTCTTTTCCAACTTTGTAAATTACGTTTGGATAGAGCAACGGACTGATTTCATTATTACGATACTTTGCAACGATTCTGTATGGAACCTCTGTAATATCAATAACTTGGAAGGCTGAATAATCCCCACCAACACCTTTAGCCACATCACAGACCATACAATAAGTATGACCAGCCTGTGGATTTACATATACGTCCAACCCATCTTTCTGGTGGACGATAGTATCTGGACTCATTCTAGAAATTGCATCTGCACGAACTAGAGTAAGAGAAGAACCTAAGAAGTTACAAAGAACTTCTTGCGTAAATTTAAGTTCACCGAGCTGGGCTTTTTGTTCTGCAGCCCATGCTTCATCACGACCTGGAATCTCCCAGTATGGTATGAATAGATTAACGAATCCATTTCTACCTTTTTCAGCATCTGTCCAAAACTTCCAGAAATGGTTGTAACCCAACGGAGTAGATGACAATAAAATCTTAGTAGTTTGACCAGCTGAAATAGTTGGATAAACTGAAGTAAAGAATTCTTCTGCCACGTTGTTTGGAATAATCGCTGCTTCGTCAACATACAACATGTTTACTGACTTACCACGAATACCAGACTTACCTGTCGCTGCAGTAAATACTTTTGAACCATTCTCTAGTTCAATATCACCCTTGTTCCAAGTAGTGACACCTTGTTGCATCCACTTTGGTAGCAACTCATACATTGTTTGATAACGATCTAAAACCTCACGTGCAGCAGTTGCTTTGTTTGCAAGGATAGCCACAGTTTTGTTGGCTTGAAAAATCGTATACCAAAGAATGTAGGCTGCAGAGGTAGTCGTCTTACCTTGCTGACGACCTTCCATAAGAATCACACGACGATTATTATGTATAATATTTAATTTGTTTTTTTGGCAATCATACAATTTAAACAACTGAAGACCATGATCCAGCGTAACAATGTAGCAGTAGGTCTCGATAAAGTATATCGGATCTGCTGCACACTTCATGTACTCTTTTACATTATCAGGTGTAAAATCAACAGTAACTCCAGCTGCTTTTAAGTTAGAGTTTGAATTATAAATTTCAGCCATAATTAAAATCCGTCTAACCAATTCTCCGTATCAACAGTTGCAGTAGTGACATCACCTTCTGCAGTATAAATTCTATTTGGATTACTGAAGTCTTCGTTTTGTCCAACATTGGCATTGACAGTGTCAATAACACCTTGTCCTCCTATTGGTCCAAATAGATTAATCTTCATTTGGAAGTTAAGACTATGTGTAACGAATCTACGAGTTTGAAAATCACCATCGTAATCATCTTGAACTGATACGCTATTTAAAACAATAGGCACATCAATCTTAACATTCATATCTGGAACTACATTAATTGTTAGTGTATACTCAGGTGTGAATGTTGGAAGAATTTGCTCGATAATTTGTAAACCATCTTCTTGTGTTTTTGTAAGAATGTAAAGTGACAAGTCCAAGTTATAAGGAACAGGAGTATACATTGTAGAAACAGAACCTGTTGCATCACCACATTTTATTTGTTGCATACGATTCACCTTACGTTGTGGATCGTAGTTGTAACCAATAATTTCAAATGACATTCTTGGAAGAGTAGTATAAACATGATTTTCCAAAGATGGATCTTGTTCTAAACGAACAACCCATTTTTCCTTTGGAGCATAAGCAAGAGGAACTTGTAATCTTTGAATAACAGTACCAGTTACAGAATCACCTTGACGACGATCGATATAGATGTCACTGAATAGTGAACCAAACCCCACAATACATTTGCGAATTATTCCGTGGTAGTATACATTATTATTTAACATTATGGATTATTTGTATTATCAATTTCACCGAATGGATTTGTTACGCTGAACAATACATCTTGTGATTGGGTTTTAAATTTATTGTTATCACCAAAAGATTCTGGTTTATCAATATTGATATCAATACTTGCTGTTGCTAAAGCACCAGCTCCACTACCACCAGTAATAGAAACTACTGGAGCAGTTTGATATCCAGATCCTGGATTAGTTACAGTAATACTAACAATTTTATTGGCATTAGCACCAGTTCCACGAACAGCAGTTGCAGTAGCACCAATACCAGTTGAACTCGTAAATGATACTGTTGGAACAGAAGTATATCCAGAACCAGTTGCTGTCATTGTAATATTAGTAACCTCTCCAGCTGGCGATCTAGTAGTATTAGTTGTAAATGTTTTCAGTGTTTCAAACGCATCAATCTCTGCGATGCCAGTATCAATTTTCTCAGATGCATACTGGAACAATTCAACTTGTAATTTAAATACGTATAATTTACCAAGTTGATAAAATGGATCTTGATGTTTTACAAACTTAATTTCAAACAAACCTTTGGTCAATGGAAAGTAAATTAAATCACCTTCGCATGGACGATTAGGAAGAATAGTTTGACCATAACGACCAACTAATTGATCCCATCTACGACGAGCAACTACCAATGTAGCTGACTGTTCCATCATTAGACCAAACTTCTGAATAAATGCACCTTGACCATCAAGAGAATCCACATTCTCAAAGTACATTTCGATTGGGAATGATGATGTAAATTTTGATAGACGATCTTCACCAAGAATTTCATCTTTAGAAACTAATGTTCTTGGAATGTACATGAACTCATTACCGTAAATCTTAAGAGATTCGATAATGAGATCTTCAATTAGGTACTGCTCATTCTTTGTACCATGAGTAAAATAAACATTAGTAGGCATCTATTATCCCATGAAGAAATCTAGAGGTGCTGATTTATTTTGCAGTTCGTCTTCGAGTTCTTTAATTTCTGTGGTTGCCTCATCGTACAATTTATCACCATCCAGAGTTACACCACCTGGAAGTTGAATGCCAGAGAATTTCTTAAGATTAGTAGCCCATTGCTTTTTAAACAGTGCAGTTACGTAATGCTTTAACCATGGCTCGTTATAAACTTTAGACCATGTTGTTGGATCCATTGCACGATAACTTTGAACGATAATATAATCGCCAAGAATAAAATCTGTTTGCCAGTTAGCGTCTAGGTATAGACGATTTGACATACGATTGAAACGGAATCCTTGATGACCATTTAACTCAAAATCCAATAGAGCCAAATGACTCATTACAGTTTTGTAATAGATTAAAGAAGTTGATGTTAAATCATACAAGTCGTTTAAACGTAATTGATATTGTAAGTCAAAAATATTCTTTGAAGAAGATGCTTGACCAATAGATAAAATCTTTGTAACACCCCAAACATAGTCTGGAATTTCAACGTAACGATTGTCATATTCACGTAATGTGATAGAAGATAATGTTGCATTATGTCCTGCAGAACCAGTAATGGCTTCACCAGCTGTAAATGTACCAGTAACATTTTTAACTAGTAATAAAGTTCCAGAAGAAGTTCTTGAAGACTCTTGACAAACTTCAGCAGTGGCTCCAGAAGTTGCTCCAGTAATTCTTTCGGCAAGCACAAATGTACCTGCAACAGATGCAGATAATGTAATTTCTGATGCACGAATTTGTTGTTTTAGATAGATCTGTTCAATACCTTCGTAGTGGTATAGTCTCCAGTAATCTAATGCTTCGTCAATACGATCTTCGACTTGGTCATCATCCACGTTGATTTCAAGCACAGGTGCGCCCAGTGCTCTTAAAGCATATTGTTTTAATCCGTCTCTTGTGCTGACTGCCATATAATTATCCTAGTGCGATTGACATTGCAACTGCTTTTGCGAGTGCTTCACGAACAGCAAATTCAGTAGTGGCAATTTGAGTTGTAGAGGTAGAAACTGCTGCTGTTGGTGCAGTTGGAATTCCAGAAAACGCAGAGCCTGAAGCTGAGTCTGTTTGAACCACTGTTCCGTCAACTGTAGTTGTGATAGTTCCAGTTCCTGAATCTACTACTGCAACTGAACTGTTACCTTGAGTTATTGATGTTGGACTAGAAGAAATAGTTACCCATTGAACACCAGTGCCTGTAGACTGAAGGTATTGACCATTGGTGCCTGCAGAACTATTGGCAGTTAATGTGCCAGTTAAAGTAGCATTATTTAATGTGGCACTGTTTACAGTTGGGCTGGTCAGTGTTTTATTAGTAAGAGTCTGTGTACCAGTTAAAGTAGCAACTGTTGAATCAATTGCAATAGTAACTGCTCCAGAACCATTAAACGATGTTCCTGATAGTCCAGTACCAATTGTTAATACATTTGTTGTATTTGCGGTAACAGTAATCGCAGCTGAACCATCAAAGTTTACTCCATTAATTGCACGAGCAGTTGCCAGAGTAGTGGCAGTTGATGCGTTACCAGTCAATGCTCCAACAAAAGATGTAGATGTAACAGATGCTAGACCAGCAAAGGTAGTTACTGTTGCACCTAATGAAACTGCAGTAGAACCAATAGTGACAGAACTATTAGTCAGTGATGCGTTAGCAATGTTGGTTAGAGTATTTGTAGAACCACTAATTGATTTATTAGTTAATGTTTGGCTACCAGTTAGAGTAGCAACTGTTGAATCAATTGCAACAGTAACACCTGTTGAACCATTATAAGATGTTCCTGATAATCCAGTACCAATTGTTAATGTCGCTAAGTTAGAACCTAATGCGATTCCAGAAATAGTTGAGTTCGCCAGTTTATTGTTAGCAATAGATCCAGCCAACATCGTGTTAGTGACAGTACCAGTATCTGTAGTATAAACACCATTGGTCACTGTTGATGCGTTACCAGTTAATGCTCCAACAAAACTTGTAGATGTAACAGAAGATAATCCAGCAAAAGTAGTTACTGTCGCACCAAGTGATACAGCAGTTGAACCAATAGTAACTGCACTATTTGCTAAATTTGCGTTGGTAATACCAGCAGTACCAGAAAGATTAGTGTTTGTTAATCCGCTAATAGTATTAGAACCAGCAGCGATTGTTTTATTTGTTAAAGTTTCTGTGCCAGCAAGAGTTGCTAAAGTACCACTAGTCGGCAATGTTACAGAAGTATTAGCAGTAGCAGTAAACGATTGAGTGAAAGAGCCAGCATGAGTAACATTACCAGCCATCGTTAATGTACTAGATCCGTTGTTTACACCAGTACCACCATATGTAGAACCAACTACTGTACCTTGCCAAACACCAGTACCAATAGTTCCGACAGATGTTAAACTAGAAGCAGTAACACCAGAACCTAGTGTTGTTGCAGAAAGAACTGATGTTCCATTAATCTCATAAACTTTACCTGTAACAAGGTTAAAGTCTTCAGAAGACGTCCATCCTAATGATGACCAATTAATAGTTTTATCAGTTGCGCCTTTGAGTCTAATACCACCACCATTGGCAGTAATATCAGTTGGACTAGCAACAGAACCTAATTCAAACTCTATATCATCAACAGAAGTCACTGTTGAGTTAATTGTAGTAGTCGTACCGTTTACAGTTAAGTTACCAGTGATAACTGTATTGGCATTATTAATTGTTAATGTACCAGTCGCTGCACCGATAGAAATTGCAGTACCAGCTGCAAAAAGTGTTGGTGATGTAGATGTGGCAAAGAAAGAAGTTGCGCCAGATGTAGCATCAATAGATGTCAAACCAGCAATAGTAGTACTAGAAGCACCAAGTGATATTGAAGTTGAACCGATAGTGACAGAACTGTTTGCTAATTTAGAGTTAGCAATAGATCCAGCCAACATCGTGTTAGTGACAGTACCAGTATCTGTAGTATAAACTCCGTTAGTAACAGTAGAAGCGTTACCTGTTAGAGCACCAACAAAAGAAGTAGAGGTGACAGATGCTAGACCAGCGAAAGTAGTTACTGTTGATCCGAGAGATACTGATGTAGAACCAATAGTAACTGCACTGTTTGTAAGTGATCCATTACCAATATTTGTTAGTGTGTTTGTAGAGCCACTAATAGATTTATTAGTAAATGTATCGGTAGTTGCTTTACCTACTAAAGTATCTGTTGCAGCTGGCAGAGTTAAAGTAGTTGTTCCTGCAGTAGCAGTGGCTAATAATGTAGTAGTGCCAGAAGTTGAGCCACTAAATGCAGCACCTGTTCCACCAATAGTTGGTAGAGTCAGAGTTTTATTTGTTAGGGTTTGTGAACGAGATAATGTTACAATCTCAACATCTTCAATAGTTACAACACCAGCTGCAGAACGAGCGATAGTCGTATCAGTAGCGTGTCCTAATTCAATGCTACCAACACCTAGTGCGGTAGAGGTAGAAGCAGTAATGCCACTAACTGGAAGACCAGTCGCATTAGTCAGTGTAAGAGAACTCGGAGTTCCACCTGCACCACCCGAATAAAGAACAGTACCACCAGCACCGAAGGCAACTGAAGAACTATCAGTACCTGTAAAAGTTAAAGTATTGCTAATTGTGGCAGTTTTACCATCAGCGATAGCTAATGTGGCTGATGTAGCAGGTGCAGTAAATGCAACTTTATTAATACTAGTAGCGGAAGCAACACCAAGAATTGGAGTTGTTAAAGTAGGAGTTGAGCTAAGAACAACAGAACCTGTACCAGTCGATGTGGTTACACCAGTACCACCGCTTGCTACTGGAACTGTATCACCTGAAACGTACTCAGCCAAACCTACAACATTACTACCGCTGTAGGTGGCTTTTACTGGAATTTTATCTGCCATTGTTTATTATGCCGTTAATTTTAATGTCGTTACCGATGTACCATCTGACTTAGCAAATGGTAAGTATACTGTATCTAGGTTAGTGGCTAATGCACTCGCCTCAGTGAATAATGGAATGTTTGACGCATTCCCATCATATTTAGTAAACGGAAAAGACTTGTTTGTTGTAAAAGTAATTGTGTCAGTTGAAGCATTAGTAAGAATGCCAAGAACTCCAGCTGCAGCGATTGTTAGTGTATCTGTTGTGGAATCTGCAAGAACGCTTGACTGTCCATCAACTGCAATAGTAGTAAACGAATTACCACTACCACCGCCACCAGTTTGGTCTACCCACTGAACACCAGATCCAGTAGAAGCCAAAACTTGACCTGATGTTCCTGTACCACCACCAGCAGTTAGAGTGCCAGTTAAAGTTGCAGAAGAAAGAGTTTTATTGGTTAGAGTTGCTGTGGCAGATAACGATGGAAAAGTATCAATCGCATTACCTGATGTTTTGTAATACAGTTTTCCATCAGCATAGTTTAATGCTAATTCACCGTAATCTAAGTCTCCTACAACTGGAACTTTTGCAACAGTTGAGGACTTCTTAAGAAGAACCTTATTTGCCATTCTCTAACCTTAAAAAAGGAAACAGGAGAGTAAGAACTCTCCGTACAAAATTATTTAATACGTACCACCATCGATATTAAAACCATCAAGAGTAGATGTTCCAGCACCAGCACCAGTAATATTAGTGCCAATAAACATCGCTTTGGCAACAGATAAACCACCAGATAATACAACTGCAGCAGTACCAAGAGCAGAAGCATCAGTGGCAGAAGTAAATGTTATTGCACCAGAACCAGCGATAGTTGTACCACTGAAACTAGAAGAAGTGATTGTCTTATTGCTTAATGATTCAGTGCCAGCTAATGTAGCAAGAGTACCAGTAGTTGGTAGAGTTACAGAAGTATTTGCAGTAGTTGTTAAACCAAGTGTATGAGCACCAGTGTGAGTAAAACTACCACCAAGAGTGATTGTGCTAGATCCATTATTAACACCAGTACCACCATAAGTAGCACCAATTACTGTGCCTTGCCAAACACCAGTACCGATAGTACCAAGAGTAGTGATGGATGATTGACCAACATAAGTTGAAGCAATATCAACAGAATCAGTATTAACAGTAATACGATCTGCAGTACCAACTACGTCTAGAGTATTACCAGACTTAGTTAAACCAGCACCAGCAGTAATTTGCCCAGCACCAGAGAACTGACTAAATGTAATCGCTGTACTACCAATAGTAATTGCAGTATCGTTGGAAACTACGTAACCATTATCTGCTTGTGTAGTACCTTCTTCAACGAAGAAGAATGTTCCTGGAGAAACTTCAACATCTGGTGAGTTATCAAAATCAGCAGCACGAGTCCATGAACTAGAAGCAACAACGTAAATACCGTTTTCTGAACCAGTAGATTGATTCTTGACAAGAACACGATCACCAACAGAAAGAGCAACTCCGTCAATAGTTTGAGTGTTGCTTAATGTAATGTTTGCAGTAGTTGCAGCACGAACAGACGCTTTAACATCTAGACCATTTGATAGTGAGTCAACATATGCCTTAGTGGCAAGATCGCTAGACTGAGTAGGATTCGCTGCATTACCAACACGCTTACCACCAACATCAACAATACCAGTGCCGTTTGGAACTAGGTTTACATTTGTATCTGTACCACCAGCTGTGAAAGTTAGAGCACCAGTACCAGTGATAGAACCAGTAGAAGTTCCAGTACCACCATGTGCGACACCAATATCAGTAGCTTCCCAAACACCAGTAACAATAGTACCAACGCTTGTTAAACTAGAAGCAGTAACACCAGAGTTTAAAGTATTACCAGATAGTGTACCAGCTGCAGCAGTAACAGTAATTGCTGCAGATCCATCGAAGTTCACTCCGTTAATTGCACGAGGAGTTGCCAGAGTGGTAGCTGTAGAAGCATTACCAGTTAAAGCACCAACAAACGAAGTTGATGTAACAGAAGATAATCCAGCAAAAGTAGTTACTGTTGCACCTAATGAAACTGAAGTTGAACCAATAGTAACAGAACTATTTGTAAGAGATCCGTTACCAATGTTTGAAAGAGTATTGGTTGCACCAGAGATAGACTTGTTAGTGAATGTATCGGTAGTAGCTTTACCAACCAACGTATCAGTTGCAACTGGCAGTGTTAATACGCTAGTGCCAGCAGTAGCACCAGATAAGATTTGAGTAGTTCCAGATGTAGAACCAGCAAATGTTGCAGAAGTTAAACCAGCAAGAGAAGTAGAAGTTGCACCAAGAGCAACTGTTGTGCTACCAATAGTAACTGAACTATTTGCTAAGTTGGCATTAGTGATGCCAGCAGTGCCAGACAGATTACTATTAGTTAATCCGCTAATAGTATTTGAACCAGCTGCAATTGTCTTATTTGTTAGAGTCTGAGCAAGATCTGCCAGAACAACAGTACCAGTTGCGTCTGGAATTGTAACAGTACGATCCGCAGTTGGATCAGTTACAAAAAGAGTTGTTTCAAAGGCATCAGCAGTTGCACCTTCAAAGACAATGCTACTATCTGAAACATTAACACCACTGATAGTAAGACCAGTGATAGTTGGACTAGTTAGAGTCTTGTTTGTAAGAGTCTGAGTACCAGTTAATGTAACAACAGTGCTATCAATACTAAAGTCAACTGTATTAGTTGCTGAAGTTACTGTTGAAGTAATACCAGTACCACCTTGGAAATTGATGGTGTCTGTTGCAAGAGCAATAGTATCAGTACCAGTATCACCAGCGATATTTAAAGAAGTAGTAATTGAGGCAGTAGAAGCTGCAGTCAAACGACCTTGAGCATCAACAGTAAATACTGGAATCGCAGTGGCAGAACCATAGCTACCTGCAGTTACTGCAGTGTTAATTAAAGCAATGGTAGAAGTATTACCAACATCAGAGTTAGTAACACTAATTTGCGAAGCAGTACCAGTAATCGCACCACCAACTGTGTCATAGATAAACTCAGCAAGAGTATCTGTTGTACCATTAATGTATGGATTGTTAAGAACTGTTTTACCAGTACCATTCGGAGTTAAAACAATGTTACCGTTGGTATCTGTGGAACTGATAGTATTAGTGCTACCAGTAAGAGTTAGATTACCTACATTAAGATTATTGATTTTACTACTGGCATCAAGAACAATCGCAGATGACGCAGTTAGCGTACCTGGAGTGTGATCCAGCATATCGGTAAAGTATTTACCACCGATAACAAAGTGGTTTGCAGCATTACCTGAGGTTTCTGTACCTATACCAATGTATAGTCTATCACCACCATTCGATCCGTTGTCGGTTAAGGCTGAGTACGCTAGTTCACCAGCACCCAGTGTTGCGGGATTACCAGATACTGACGATCTTTTTATACGGATTACTGAAGCCATTTATTTTCTCCTAATTATTTTTATTATAAAATCCTGCAGGCTCAGTACCTGGGAAACAGAATTTCTTTTGTCCTAATTGATTAGCGTACAGTTTTCTACCTGTTAGCGCAGTACGCATTTTATCTGCATAGTGTTTTGGTTGTTTTCTACCTATTCTTGCAGTTGCCATCTTTTGTTTTGTTTCTTCAGAATGCGATATACCTTTATTCCAAGCATCTCTACCCATTTGGGATTCTGACATCTTCTTTTTAACTTCTTCACTTCTCTTTGAACCAGTATTTGCTTTCTTTATAGCATCTATTTGTTTTTGAGAATTTTTAAACATTCCAAACTTACCTTTTCTACCTTTAGCAGCAGCTTCAGAAGAAATACTAATATTATCAGTCATATTCAGAAAATCTTCTCTGTCTATAACTTTCATTCTTTTAAGAACTTTAGTTTCCCAAATTCTACAAGATATTTTATCATTAAAAACTTTTCTGATTTCAAATGAAAAAGAATCTTTACCATACTCCTCAACTAATTGTTTTACGTATTTTGAACTAGTCTTATACGTATCCCAAAACTCAGAAGGATTGCATCCTTCTGCAAATCTACACCCATAGTATACTTTACCAGTGGGTGCATGTTTTAGTAAATATGTGTAAGGAACAGTCATCTTAAAATTCTCCACCTTCCATGTTTTGCGCATCGAGGGTGGTAGTGGAAGTCCATCTATTTGTTGTTGTTCTGTAGACTAATAATGATCCATTAATTTTAGTAGTTGTATCGACATCTACAATGTTTGAAATTGATTCTACTACGGCTGGATTAGCCAAATTAGTTGAGGAGTTGAGTACAAACGTACCCTCAGACACTGCAACTGTTAATGCCTCATTAGGTGTTACGACTGCTGTGATTTCTGCCATATTATATTTGAGTAATTTGTGGGTTTACTGTAACAATTCCTTCTACCACTCTGGTTTTTGTACCAGAAGGTGAAGTAATCTCCACATCATATAACCATCTTCCAGCAGGAATGGCTTCAGATTGAGTATTTGTCAATTGTAGACGAATTTTACCATTTGCAGCATCGTAAACACTGGCTGTGAATGCATACACTGTACTGGAAGAATAGGACTTTCTTAGTTGTGAGGCAACAGTATAGCTGGTCAAATCGAGTGCCTGACCATTAGAAGCTGTTACAGTGATAATATTACTATATGTCGCTCCAGCGTCCACATAAAGATTACTAATAGTTGCCATTCTGGAATCCCGTAAATTCTATACCTCTTATTTATTGTTTTTGTAATCTGGTGTTATAAAGTAAAAATCCCTCCTGAGAGGGATTCTTTTGGAGACGTTAGTGATTAAAGTCCCGCAGTATCGAGTCTGGCTTTAAGAGCATCAATTATTACTTGTTGTTCTTGAATTGCTGCAGTTAATGTGGCAACTAAGAAGCTGGTGTCGATACCTTGATAGACTGGGTTATCATTTTCATCTACAGCATCCTTTTCGCCAATAACTGCCTGTGGAACAATTGATTGCACTTCATGGGCAATAAATCCTTGACCATCTGAACCATCAGCCTTCCATGTATAAGTCACAGGCTTTAGGGCTTGTACTTTAACCAAAGCACCTGTCATTGGCTCAATGTTTTCTTTTAATCGGTAGTCAGAAGTTGTTGAATATGTTGTAGAACTGTTGTCGGTAAAAATACCACCTACGTTTTGGTTCAATGTTCTAAAGTTAATTTGATAGCAAGTTGAACCAGACTGATAAGTGGTTTTATTAAGCACCAAACCATAATCTGCTGATGTATTGGAGAATACAGTTGCTCCACCAGTAGATCTAAAGGTCATTCCTGCGTTATTGTTTCCGTATCCTTCACCAGCCACATTAGTTCCAATTAACACAACACCATCATTTCGAACAACAAAACGTGATCGGAATGAAGAAGCGTCAGGAGTAACTACGTTAGATTGTATATTCAGTAATTTTGATGTACTATTCTCATCAAATCCGCCAATAAACAATCCATTATCACTTCCAGATACATTAACTCCACTTGAAATGTAAGCAGCATAACCACTACCGCTTGTTTTAGCTACATGAAGTTTTACGCTAGGTGAATTAGTACCAATACCCACGTTACCAGAACTGTCAATACGCATACGCTCTGTATATGTTTCAGAACCGATTGCTCCAGTATATGTTTGAACAATAAAGTTTTGTCCACCAGTGCCAATTAAAGCCCCACCAACAGTTGTTGATGTTCTTGCAAACTGTAAATAAGCACTAGATGATGTTGATAATACTTGACGTGCTTGGCTTTCACTCGGATTTGTGTCTGTTCCAATTAATACATTACCACTAGAGTTGATGCGCATTACTTCTGCACCACCTTCTGCAAAGGCTATGGTATCTGCAGTTGGCGAGAATATACCAGTATTAGTATCACCAGTAAAAGTAATAGATGGAGTACTGGCTGAACCCAGTCCATGTGTAACTACCAAATCTGTGGCTAACTTAGCAGTAGTGACTGCACCACTAGAAATTTCTGCAGCAGTAATCGCATTTGCAGCAATGTCCTCTGCAACGATAACGTCTACACCAATTGATCGAGCTACGATTTTACGGATTGCCATTGTTTACTCTTTTTCTATTGTACAATGTTATTTATTCGTCTGCAGGTAATGGAGTATTACCTTCTTCGAGCCACGCAAGGTAGGCTTGGTAGTCCGAGTTTGCTGGATCTGCAGGTACACATAATTTTTGGTCGTCATACCAAACAAAAACGCTTGAACTAAAAGGGATTAATTGTGTTTTGGTTATCATTTTATAACTCCGCATTAAAAGAAAAGTATAAATTGCTGCCAAGTAAAAATCCAGTAAACCCTGAACCTAGTGTGCAACCATATGTTCCAAGGCTATAGTTAGTGCTGTTTTCTGATGCTCCGTTCAATGATAGCGTGTTAATTGAACCAGAATAAACATTCCATCCAGAATTTTGAACATACATTGCCCATTGATTTGAGTTAGGAGAAGCAGCTCCAGCAAAGTTTGCATCAGTAATGTTTGTTACAAATGTAGGCTGTACTCTCATTGGTTCTGGCACAGATATTCCAAATGCAAAAACTGAGCCATATATTTGAAAGTTGCCGTAAGTACCACCTCTGTATATATTAAAATATCTCTGACACAATGCTAACTCAGTTCCATACTGACGTAATTCAAATGGTGTTGCAGTAGAGCCTTCTTCTAATTGAACATCGGCAACTTCATACCAAACAGTACCAGCAGAAGCTGTACTGCCTAAATTAGAAGAAGCAAATCTTACTGTTAAATTTTTGGTATTGGCAGGAACAGTAGAAGTAAAGGTATATTTTGTAAAAGTTGTTGGTAAACTACCATTTGCAATAGTGAGTTGAGTTGTACCATTTGTTGCATTTGTTCCAGATACAGCTGTAACAGTGGTAGAACCATCTCCAGTATCAGTCGATATTGCAGTATCTGTTGTGGTAGTATTATACTGAACTCTACAACCAAAATTATTAAAAGCACTATCTGTAGTGTTTGACACACTAGTCCATGTAGCAGCAGATGCTCTCATCCAAAAACTAACAGTAATTGTTTTCCCAGACAAATCGTAGCAATTGATAGATTCAATTTTTTGCCCACAATCAAGGCGTGAACCACCTGCTGCCTCAGAAGTTGTAAAACTACTAACTCGCATTGCATATTGGCTGCTTAAACCAGTTGGTGGAGAAGAAATTGCGCTTCTTTGGTGCGCACCATTTTGATATCCAACTGCTCCGCACCATCTATCTGCCAAATATGGTGTACCAGATGACAATATTGTTCTAGATGTACCACGTTGCCAAAAATTAAAATTACCGTTAATTAATCTATTACGCATACCTAACTCTGCACCAGAGTTGGCCATCTTTGTATGGCTAACAGCAGCGTCATTAATCTTAGCAGTAGTAATTGCATTAGAAGCGATATCACCAGCAACGATAGAACGATATGTCACTGTCTTACCAGATAAATCTACTGTGCTGTTTAGTTTTGCACTAGTAATAGCACCATCTGCTAAGTCAACGGCAACAACTGTGCCGTCTGCCAATTGAGCAGAGGTAACAGAACCTGCAGGATATTTCTTTGAACTATATGTAGCCATTTGTTTACCTTAAATCGAGAATAGTTTCCAACCATGAGTGGCATTGTAATATACTAGGTCAAATGACGCACCTTCAGTACTCACAACTAAGTTTTCTGCATCACCCATAATCACATGACCATTTCGAGCAATAGTTAAATTATTTGTATCGAATGTATTTGCTCCATCGATAACACGAACAGTGTCACCCATGGTTGCAGTAGTTGGCAGTGTTAATGTAACTGCACCAGATGTTGTATTTACAAAGTAGTAACGACTTGCAATGGCAGTCGTATTTGTAGAGATCTCGTAGTATTGACCAACAGACTTACCAATACCAGCATTTAATTTTGACAGAGCAATAGATCCGTCAGCAACTGTGTCAATAGAAACTTTTTCTTTGACTAGAGTATAAACATCAATCTCAGCGGACGCATCAGGAGCAGCCACAAATACAATGTTAGTACCAGATACTGTATAGTTGCTGGTTAGTTTTTGTTGAATACCATCAACGAATACGATAACACCAGTAGAAACTACAGGAGGATCTGTTAAAGTAAAGGAAGTAGTTGAGCCATCACCAGTAAATGATTGAATGCTTGTTTCTTGACCAGCAGTACGTGCAACTGTTAGTTGAAGTCCAAGGAATACGATGGTTAATGTAGTTCCTGTTACTGGTGCTTCAGAAAAAGTAATGGAAGTGCCACCACCAGAAACAGAGTACGCAGTTCCAGGAATCTGATAAACACCACCGTAGAATACCATAATCGATGCAGCTGAACCCACTGCATACGTCAGCGTGAATGTAGTGGTACTGCTGTTTGGAGTCAGCGTTTGTACTTCGTATGCGCCATAGACTGGCTCTCTGCCGATAAATGCCATAAGTTATTCTCTGTTATGTTCTCTGTTATTTATTCGTCTGCAGGAAGCGGAGTATTACCTGCTTCTAACCATTTTAGATATTCTTGATAATCAGTGTTTGCTGGATCGAATGGAATGCAAGCACCATCAGAAACACGTTTAATTGTGTCGTTGACAATTCCATCTTTATCTTTGATTTGTTTGTACATATTACAACTCCGCAGAAATAGTTATTTTTTGACTGTTTGCCAAAGAACGCAAATTTACCGCTTGCCCGTTTGTCCCACTAAAAGAGGCACTCAACAAAATGTTTGCAGCTGTTAGACTAATTCGTGTTGCACTTATTGCTGTTGGGCTAGAACTATCCGCAAGACCTTGTGCATTCCAATTAGTCCCAGTAAAAGTAACTGTAGGAGAAGCACGCTTTACTTGAGTCCAACTTTGAGCAAAATAAGATGTTCCAGAAGTCTGGGCAAAACCAGAAGCACCAGTGTATTGGTCGTTTTCAAAAGACAAAACTTCACAATATCTTTGGCACAATTGTAACTCAGTACCGTATGGACGACGCTCGAAAGCAGTTGCAGCAGTACCGACTTCTAATTGAACACCTGTGATATAGAAAGTGGCTCCGTTGGTTCCGACTACCGATGTTGCGCCTGTGACTGTTACAAAATTACTTGTTGTCCACGCACCTGCTGTTCCATTACCATATTGAGAACCTGTACCTAAACCAATATACAGTTGTAAGCCAGCTGATGTTGTATTATTCCATGTTCCTGAAGTTGGACCAGCAATAATTATACTTTTTTGTTCCCAAGTGTTTGCTGAATTAATTGTGTATGAAAAAGGATAGTTGTAATTACTATCGCCATTTTTAATAGCACCACCGAAGGTTCCAGTTAAAGAACTACGAACCCAAAATGAAACAGTAATTGTTTTAGCATTTGCAGTACCCCATCCTAAATCAGCAACATTATATCCCTCGATCAGTTGTCTAAAACTAAAATAGTCACCACTTAAGACAGAATATGCAGATAGTGAAGTTATACCTAAGTAATTTGTAAAACCTGGAGGTGGTGTAACCGAACCAGCATTCTGTTGAACACTTATTTTAGATGCCTGTGATAATTCAAAATTCCAACGATCTATAGTATAAATTGAACCGCTACTAAGTGTAACGCTTGCTCCAGCATTACGCTGATCAATACGCATATCACCATTGATGATACGATTGCGGAAGAACAACGAATTTGTTGTATCAAGATTACTCGTGCGGATTTGTGTTAGAGGCATTATTCAATACTCGCTAATTGTTCGTCTGTTGGTCTTGCCAGAGTTGGGTGTTCCCACTTTGCAATATAATCGCCACGACCATCTGAGTCGTTTTGTAAAGTAATGACTGTTAAAAAGTCACGATCTGTTAAATCTGGATAAATTGTTTTAATTTTTTCGTATAACATTATGCTGCCCTCACTAAAGATCCAGAAAAATGAATTCGTTGTTGTTGATTAGATCCAATCGTTACATAAGTTCCAGATGAAGTCGATCCCCATGAATAAAGTTCAACGTAGTCTGTTGTTCCATTAAGATACATAACAGTTGAAATTGTATTTCCTATTTCATTAATTTGATAACTACCACCAGTAGTATGAAAAGTTCCATCTGCGTACCAACCACCATTTTTCCATAAATTTATAAAACCAGAATTTAAGTTAGTTGAACCTGAGTTAAGGATCCATAAAGTTGCATTTATTTGATAGTAACCAGCAACATTTGGAGTAAATCTACTATTTGCATAACAATCTGCTGTATCAAATTCTTCTGTTGTGAGAGTAACTTTTGTAAATACACCACTACTAATGCCTGTTTGTTGAACTGATTGCCACGCTCTAAACGCTGGACCATTACCAGCAACACCAGTAGCTAAGTCTGCTTGAACAACTGCACCAGCTGCAATTTTTGCAGTAGTGATAGAATTGTCGGCAATTTTACCAGAAGTAACTGCACCATCAGCAATAATCCCAGTCACAACAGAGCCAGCACTTGGTGCATAACTCATGGCAACAGCAGACAGTGTACGGATTTCGATCTCATCACCAGAAGCAGGTGCAGATACAAAAACGATATTTGAACCATCAGTAGAGTATGCTCCGTCTTGCTGAGTCACACCATTGATAGTTGCGATAATTGATGTCTCATTGGCAACTGGACCAGGAAGAGCATATGTTGTGGTTGAACCATTACCAGTGTATGTAGATCTCAATACACTAGATGTAGTTTCAGTTGGTTTTACACGACCTAAGTAAGCCATTTGTTATTCCTGTGGTTCGTCTGCTGGTTCTGGAGTGTTACCTTCAGCAACCCATTTTAGATATTCTTGGTAATCTGTATTTTCTGGATTCATTGGGATAAATGTGAAACCTTCAACTCCGTCTTGAGTTCTGTTAATACCAACTACTGCAGTATCTCCAGAAACCATACTCATACCAACAAATCTTTTAACTAGTTTATAATTATACATTTCTATAACTCCGCAGAAATAATAACAGATCCGCCTGCAATTCGTGTTTCAGCTGAACCATTTTGAGTAAAGTAACCAGCTGCATAGTTGATATCAAATCTACACGCATATGGGTTTGGAGCAAAACTAACTGAAGATGCTCCATACCAACTACCAGTACCAATATTTTGAATATTAGAAGCACTACCAGACAATGTAGCAGAAGGTTGTGTTCTCATCTGAACGCAAAGTGGATAATCCATTAGAATACGATTGTTTGCTAAATTGAATCCAACACCAATAAGAGTTTCATATCCTTGGAATGTTATAACATTACAATATCTTTGGCACATCATTAGTTCTTTACTGTAAGAACGAAGTTCAAATGATGTTGCCACAGTACCAACTTCTAACTGAACACCAGTGATATAGAATGTAGCACCATTTGTTGCTGTTAGATTTACGCAACCTGTTGGCATACGAACAGAAGTATTTGATCCCCAAGTTCCGCCTGTTCCTTGTCTTGTAGAACCAGCACCAAATTGGAAATGAACAGTAACTCCCCAACCATTGCCACCAAGCCAAGTACCATCAGCACATCCAGGAATTACAATAGTTTTATATTCCCAAGTATTGGCAGAGTTAATAGTATAACTATATGGATATGTTCTTGCGCCAGTATTGTTTGCTACAATACCACCAAATGTTCCTGTCAAAGAACTTCTTACCCAAAATGATAGCGTTACTGTTTTAGCACTAGCAGTACCCCATGCTAAATCAGTAATGTTGTAGCCTTCAATTGCATGTGTTATACCAATCTCATCACTTGAACCAACGCTAAAAGCTGTTAATGAAGTAACTAACATTGAGTTAGAAAAACCATCAGGTGCTGAAGTAGATTGCTGCACACTAATTTTTCCTGATGCGCTAAGCCACGCTTTGTATCGATCTATATGATAATTACCATCAGCTGGAGTTACAGATGCACCAGCATTACGTTGGTCAATTACCATCGCACCATTAATAATCTTATTGCGGAAGGTTCCATTGCTGTTACCTACTTGCGCTAATGTGACTGCTTGTGTCATTATTCTGTTCCCTTAGGATACTTGTTCTTTACTGCTTGTACTCGTGCAAGCATTTCGGCAGCTGCATCGCCACCTTTCCATAGTGCATCTAATTGATCACCGATGGATGGATATTCTGCTGCACGGCTATACTTGTAAGCGTCAGGATCAACCCAAGCATTAACTGTTGTTAAATCAATCTCAACTAGATTACCGTCTGCGTCAAATGCGCCAGTACCTTCATCTATTGTAACAACATTTGAGTAGAGAGCATATATTGCTTTATGATTCACGCTGCAACCTCCATAAGAGTAATAGATGATGTTCCTCGTAATCTGTTTACGTCACTGCTATCACCAGAACACAGATTAATATATGTAGTTCCACCAGAACTTGTTCTACATTGAACTTTATATGTAACTGCAGATGTAGTTGATGGGCTATCTAAATAACTTGTTCCAAAAGATACAGTACAGTTGTTGTCAGCTGGTAAGGAAGCAGCAAAACCCAGTGATTGGCTACCTGCTGCATTACCAGCATTAATTACTGTAGAATCTCGAACCAGTCTAAATTGTGATTGATTTACTGCAGCAACACCAGAACCAGTCATGCTTACTACTACCATTATTTTACTTGACGCACTAGATGGTGTAATAGAAACCGATAAACCAGTAATATCAGCAAACGATGTCGCTGTTGAAGTGAATGTATCAGTTTTTGTAACACTTTGAATTTGAATCACAGATCCAGCAGGAACTACGCTATTCGGTAAAGTTCTAGAACCAGTCAATTTATTCGCACTAACTGAAGCGATTAAACTATCACCAACAGCACCATTGGTATTGGCAATAGCATTGTTAAATGAAGTGATTAAAAATCCTTCAAAGCGAACATAATCACCTACCGCACAAGCATTGTTCAATACTACGCTAGTACCATTTGTTGCTGTAAAGTCTGCAGATCCAAGTTTAACACCATTGCGATACACATCAATGTATCCAGCAGTGTAAGATGCAGGAGAGAATGTTGTCTGTCCTGCAGTCGCTGTAAATTCTGTAATTGTTCTGTATGATGGTTGAACAACTGTATCTGGCTGAACACCAAGATGTAGCACTTCAATATTGTTTGTGCCAGTCGGAGGTGCACCAGAGAATGTTAGAGTTGTTCCAGAAACACCGTATGTTGATGCTGCTTGTTTAACACCAGAAATAGTGATGATAACAGCAGAAGCAGATACTGGTGCTCGTGAAAGAGTGAATGCTACAGTCGTGTTGTTACCACTGAAGTAATCAGTTAGGTAAGACGCTGAGATCGGTTGATTTCCTAAGTACATAAACTTATTTATTCCTCTGCTGGGAGTGGTGTATTACCTTCAGCAATCCATTTTAGGTATTCTTGATAGTCGGTGTTTGCTGGGTCGAATGGGATACAAGCGTTGTCAGATAGACGAAATACTTGATTGTTATTACCCAGTAAGTTATTTACTAATTTATACATAATCATAACTCCGCTGAAAGTGTTGCAACATCAGTATTTGCGTTAGCATAAAATCCATAAAATCTTCCTTGTGTCAATCCAGAAAAATTATTAAACTGCACATATTGAAGATTAGGTGAACTTTGATTAATAGAATATCCAGCTGAAAGCGAACTCATCGTAATATTTGAAGCATACCCATCGGTTATACGCATTACTGCATTTAAAGCAAATGCAGGATTAACTATTCGCATTTGCACAGCATAAGTAACAAATCCTTGAAAAGTGGTAGAGTTTGCCCCAACACCTGTAATGCTACCTGTTGTCTGATAATATCTCTGACATAATTGTAACTCAGCACCAAATGGACGATAATCAAACTGAGTTGCAGTAGAACCTTTTTCAAACTGAACACCAGTAATATAGAAGGTGGCTCCGTTTGTTCCTACTACAGATGTAGCACCAGTAGCTGAAATATAGTTTGCGGTTGCCCATGCTCCAGCAGTACCACTAAATGTTGAACCCATACCAAGACCGAAATTAACACGCACAGATCCAGAAGCAGATGCCCCAACCCATGTTCCTCCTGTATCACCAGGAATAGTTACTGCGACTGTTGTCCAAGTGTTTGCAGATCCTATAGTATAGGTGAATGGATAGCTTCTACTTTGATCTGCAGTCTGAATAGATCCACCAAAAGTTCCTGTTAGAGAGGAATATACACGGAAAGAAAGAGTAATTGTTGCAGCATTAGCAGTACCCCATGCAAGGTCAGTAGTATTAAACCCCTCAATTATTTGACCAATACCAAAATAGTCAGAAGATGTAATTGAATAAGCTGATTGAGAAGTTAAACCAAGATAGTGTCCAAATCCAGATGGAGGAGTTATAGATCCAGCGTTTTGATCAACAGCAAATTTAGATGCTTGAGATTGATAATAAAACCAACGATCGACTGTATATACATTTGTTGCTGTAGCTGAAGGTGTAACACTCGCACCAGCATTACGCTGATCAATACGCATATCACCATTAATGATACGGTTTTTCATACCGTATGTCTGGGTACTGTCTGCTAAAATTCCACTCTGAACTTGAGTAAGAGCCATGTCTTATCCTTAAGTGATCTGCATTACTGAAGCATAACCAGATAGATCGCCACCTGCTGAAGCAGTTAGACTAATCTTATCGCCAGTTTCTAGATTGATTGGCTTATCGAAAATCAATGTTGAACCTGCTGGCACTGGAACTAGGTAGGCTAGTTTATAGTAAGTAGTGGCAGAACTATCGTAGAATTCGATAGTAATGTTAGCACTGTTTGTACCATCAATATTTGTGATAGTAAGATTATGTACTACTGCAGTTGTTGAACTTGGACTAGTGTATAAGTCTGTTCTACTTGTATCTGATAAAACAACTGCTGCATTTTTGAACGAAGAAGCCATGTGTTATTTTCCTTTTAGCCACCGAAAACGATTGAGTAGGCAATCCCAGTCTCTTCGACTTCGGTGTTGACGTCTGATATTGTGATTGTATCTGGAGCAATCTTAGCACTAGTAACTGCATCGCTGGCAAGTTTATCAGTGGTGACAGCTAAGTCTTTGATTGCTGGTGTTTCTAATCTTGTGAGTGCCATGTTTAACCTCTTTGTTTATTTAGGGATGTGTACGCTTGTACTCATCGAATTCTGCTTTGAGTTCTTGAATCGCTGCTGTTAGTGTTGCTACCAAATAAGATGTATCAATGCTCTGCGATTGAATAGATCCATCCCCATTGACAGCATCTTTTTCTCCGCATACTGCATCAGGAAATACTTCTTGCAATTCATGGGCAATAAATCCTTGTCCTTCAGCTCCAGTGGATTTCCACTTATATGTACTTGGCTTCAATAACGCAACTTTAGCTAAAGCTCCTGTCATCAAAGCAATATTTTCTTTTAGGCGATAATCTGATGATGTGTTGTATTGAGTGTTTGTACCACCTGCGTTTGTTATATTTCCAATGGATGTAGTGCTGTTATGGTCACCAAAAAAGTTCACCATAACACCAGCGTCACCCCAGCGACTCATGGCTAAACATACAGAAGGTAACCCACCAACTGTACCGCCTACCGCTGAAATATCAACTCTACCTCTAGGTGCTGTTCTATAATCAGGAGTCATTAAGAAATCACCACCAGTAGTAATAAGAAGACGATTAGCACCACCAGTTTCATCTCGTAAAGTCCAAGCGTTAGATTGGTCAGTACGAATCTGCATCGAGTAGTCACGGGATGTATTTTGCATCCTATATGTTGCGTAGTTAGATCCAGTTGCCTTAACTAAAACCGCTACGTCCGCTGCTCCATTACTTACTTCTAATTTATTTGCAGGCGTGGTTGTGCCAATACCAACGTTACCGTTAGCAGCAATACGCATACGCTCTGCATACGCTGTCCCATTGTTTGTAACAAATGTAAAGTAACCAGCATCACCAGCAGAAGTTCCGCTTGGGTTACCAGCACCAATTTTTGTTCTCCAACCAGATGAATATTCACTAATTATTTGTGACCAAGTGGTACTTCCTTGAGTAAACCCTATTTGAGTGCCTAGCCCATTTGCTTCTGGATTATTTAAACGGAGTAACTCTACATTAGCATTCTGCGATGAATACAACTCTAATTTTGTGGCTGGTGAAGTAGTACCAATACCCAAGTTACCACTAGAGTCAAATCTAGCTATCTCTGCACCACCTTCAGCAAAAGCAAGTGTGTCTGCAGCAGGAGAAAATATACCAGTATTAGTATCACCAGTAAATGTAATAGATGGAGTGCTTGCAGATCCCAGTGCATGAGTGACTGTTAGTGTTGTTGCAAGTTTATCTGTCGTTACATTGGCATCTGCGATTTTAGCAGTTGTTACCGCATTGCTGGCAATCTCAGCGACTGTGACCGAATTATTGGCAAGATCTTCCGCTACAATAACATCCACTCCAATTTTAGTAGAAGTGATCGCATTGTCAGCAATACTATTAGTTTTTATTTTTGATAGTGCCATCTTTGATCTCTATTATGTCTTATTATTTAGACTGTTGGTAGTGCATTTGCAGCTTGTTGTGCTTCATATGCAGCGATAACTTCTGGAGTCCATGCAGCTGCAGCGATTGCTTGTACATTTGCTGGTTGCTCAGATACATCTGAACCTGGAGCGAATGACCAACGATGATAAGAAGAAGATAATTGTTTACCATCTTCCATAATTCTTGTTACTTCACGAACTTGTAGAGTACCGTTTTCCACTACTTCTACTTTGTCGATTACTTGTTCTTTAGTTAATGCCATTTTGATTTCCTTTGTTGTTAAAAAGTCCGACTAACCTAATATGGGTTAGTTAATTTAAATTACGTATTATAAGTGATTGTTCCTGATACACCATATCCAGAACCATTTGATACACCTCTAGTACCATTGTAAAAGAATAAATCAATAAAACTCGATCCTACACTGGTAATACATTGTACTGAATTGCCAGTATTATACCATTCTCTAGAATGTGTTCCAGAATAATTTTGTGTAGCCACATTAAATGGCATTCCACCTATTCTACCCAAAGATGTTCCTACTGCATTAAATTGAATTTGAAAAAGAACATGAACTACTCTACCAATTTTTGTATATGTGCAATTTTGAGAAATAATTGTTCCCGAATCATATGTAGCTGTCCAAGTACCTTCTTCATAATCATCTAGCGTGTTTGCATCAGATGAAGCATTCATTGTAGCAGGGAATGTGATACCGCCAGCATTTGAAGGGATTCGTAAACGCTCTGTGTTGTCTGTAATAAACACAAGCGGAGAGCCAGATGTTGCTCCAATTTTCACAAGACCTGAACTTGCTACAAACTCTCCTGCTGAATTTGTAGCACCTGTTCTTTCTACACGAACAGTAGCATCTCCTGATCTTTGAACTTCTAATCCAGTTCCAGATGCAAACGCTGGACTATCTGTACCAATACCAACATTACCAGAACCATCAATACGCACACGTTCATTGCTAGGTACTGTTGATCCAGTAGTTCCCAAGCTGCTTGATGTATAAAACGTAATGTTGCTCATATCTGTGGCTAGAGCCATTATTCCATTACCAACACCAATATCAGCATTACCATAATTGGTATTTCTAATTCTTAGTTGATCGCTGTATGTAGTAGAACCACTATTCATTTGTAACTGAGTAGAAGGACTACTAGTACCAATACCTACGTTGCTTGATGTATCCCAGTATAATCCACCAGTACTTAACTTGGCTGGAGTGACTGCACCATTCTGAATCTCTGAAACTGTAATTGCGTTTGCAGCAATGTCTTCAGCAACGATAACATCGAAGCCAAGTTTAGCTGAAGTGATTGCATTATCAGCAATCTTAGCAGTTGTGACTGAACCATCCACTAAACCAGTTCTGGAAATAGTGCTAAAGCCAAGATGAATAATTGTAATTGCTGCACTTGAATCTGGAGCATCAGTAAATGTAACAACCGCACTAGAAAGTGTATAGTTTGTAGTTCTTGTTTGAACGATACCATCAACCATCACTAAAAGTGAATTTGCAGATGATGGTGTATCACTCAGTGTAAATGCAGTTGTTGTGCCATCACCAGTAAATGTATCAACAGTAAAGTTTCTTAGATTATCTGCCAACTGAGATGGACCAACAGAAGCTGCAGTTGGGACTAGATTATAAGTCGCATTGCCTTCGTGCACCACATAGATGACTGATGCAGCTGTTGGTGCTTCTGAGAATAAAATTCCAGAACCAGTATTGATTGTTACGCTTGTAGTTGTGGCAGTTGCAGAAGAAGAACCACCAGTAATAGTCTCTGAAGAATTAAATGTTCCAGTAAGACCACGAATAATGATGTTATTAAGATTGACTTTAAGAACAGTACCAGTTGCAGCACTTGTTCCACCAGTAACTGTTTCGTTTACTGTAAATGTACCAGAGATAGAAGTAAGAGTAAGTGTTCTAGTATCAACAACAGTAAATGCCTCAACTGGTTGTTGTGGCACGTTATCTAGAATAATCGTTACACCTGATTCAAAAGAACCTGGAACAGATTGCGATAATGGAAAGCAAATCTGTGTGCCGTCTGCCGTGAACTCGTCACGTGGGCGAACTCCAGATGCTTGATATGCTGGTATTGATCCGATATATGCCATTGATTTTACTCTTCTGTTATTCTTTATTTATGCTTAGTTGCTAATCGATATGGGTTAGTTAATTTAAGTTGCTGCTGTATATGTGTAAGAAAACGAATGGGTTGCTGTTCCTGAAGGTAATTGTGCAGATGCTGAATATGAAACATATGCACTATTGCCTGAGGAAGAAGTTGTATCACTCACTGCGCCAACAATAAAATTGTTTTCTTGTTTAGCCGATCCACAAGCACCTGACGAATTTGATGAGGTATTAAAAGGAATTGTAAATGTCCAATAGGTATTTGTATTAGACGAAGTCGTTTGTGCACTAAAATATCCTTCAAGCGTCACTAAGCGACCAATTTTTGTATACCTACCTTCTGATAATGTTGGTGTTCCAGTAATGTTTGCAACACTTCCAATTGTAGTTGTCCAAGTACCTTCTTCATAATCATCTAGTGTATTTGCATTAGATGAAGCAACTTGTGTAGCTGGAAAAGTAATACCACCAGCATCAGAAGGGATTCGTAAACGCTCTGTGCCGTTGGTTAAAATTATAAAAGGATGATTCGACCTAGTTCCAGTCCAACCAAAAGAACTACTAGCATATAATGTTGCAGAAACTTGTGTTCCTGTTTGATTATTCAACGCAACCAAACCAGGATTAATTGTATCATCACCAGCAAGCGTCATTCTAAAATCACCAGCTGGACCAGTAGTACCAACTGCTAAAATGCCAGCAGAAGTGATACGCATCGACTCAGTACCACCCTCAGCAAAAGCAATTGTATCTGCAGTTGGCGAGAAGATACCTGTGTTGGTGTCACCAGTAAAGGTAATTGATGGAGTGCTTGCTGAACCCAGTGCGTGAGTAACTGTTAGTGTTGTTGCTAACTTTGCAGTAGTTACATTGGCATCTGCTATTTTAGCAGTAGTGACAGAATTAGACGCTAACTCAGCAGTCTCAATAGTGCCTGTACCTAGATTAGCTGGTCCTTTTTGAATCGGCATTTTTATACGTCCTCAAGAATGGAAGCAATAATATCCAATGACGAAGCAGTTGATGAAACAACTTTAAGAGCATCCGTATTTGCTAGAACAATCTTTTGTCCAGCGATAATCTGTAGTGAACCACCAACAGGAACTGGAGCACCCTTAACGATGTAATAGTTATTTGAACTAGAAGTGATATAAGCATCAACAGTAACACCAGAGTTAGTGGTATTACAAACGTCCAATTCGATGCAAATTGAGTTTTTAGAAGATGGAGCAGAATACACAGTAACTGCCGTAGTTCCGACGTTTCGTGCTAATGCATTTTTAAAGGTGTTCGCCATGTTTGTTTATCCTAATGCGATTGAAATTGCAATTGAAAAGTTTCGTCCACCATTTACAGCGGAAACGATGGTTGTTTCTCCACCAGCCAGAGTGGCTAAGTCGCCAACATCCACCACAGTTTGATTGGATTGTGAAATAACCGAATTGGTTTTTACTCGCCACTGATCAAACGAATCAGTTTGCGGTACGGTAGTGACTGGAGTTGGGAGTGCCATTATTGTTTATTTATAAGAATTGAAATCATCTGTTTAATCTCGGATAGATCCGATTTAACCTGAGTTAGTTCTCTTCCTTGCCTCTCGAGTTCTAATTTTTGAGCCTTCATTGCATCTCTACGAGCAATATAAGACTCATATTCTTTATTATTAGTATTTAGGATGGCTTGACTGTATACATCTCGAACCAATCCATCCTCACCCTGTACTTTTAAGTATTCCATTATGCACACGCTATAATACGTAGATCTTTAATACGTGGAATTTCAGCAGAACTAGTAGACTTAAATACAATCTTAACTGTAATTCCATCAAACTGAGTTAAATCAGACAATGAATATTCAACATCTACAAAACGATCTGGAGTAGTTGTTCTAGCGATAACTTCATCTGGGGAGATTAAAGTATATGGAACTGTGCTAAAGTCAATATTGGAACCAACATTATTTAGTTTGTAGTAAACATCAATACCAGCGTTAGTTGGTAAGTTTACTGCCATACGAATCTTCAGGTATGTAGATGGATTTGCCAAGTTGATTCTACGAGTTACATACTTGCTAACTTGTGAACCATTGTACGGAGCAATTTCATCGTAGAATTTATCTAAAGAAACCACTGTAATTGTACCTGCAGTTCCAGAACCAGCTGCACGAGCAGTAAATGTACCACTCAAAGTTAGTGTAGAACCATCAACAGATGTTCCAGTAACAAGGAATGTTCCATTATTACCAGCGTCTGCAGCACCTGAGATTGTCACATAACGACCAATACCAATAGTTAATAAGTCTAATTTAGTATTAGTATCTGCTGTGGATATACCAGTTGTCGTAAAGGCAATAGTAGTCTTTGCAGAAGTTGCAGTTCTATTATCAATAGGCGAAATATTAGTATTAGCCTGAGTAGCGTTATTAATCTTATTGTGGATACAAACTAATGAAGTTCTATGAGTATCAATAACTGGAGATACAGAATCGTTAGTTGTAATCATCTGACACGAGAATGTCAATGATTTATCTCCACTCAAGAAGTTACTTTCATTAACTTCAGAACCAATTACTCTTGGTGAAGTATAAACATTAGTTTCATTGATCAAGACTGAATCAGGTGAAGTTTGGCTAATGTAAGGAACTTCAGCACCATCAATTGAACGACCACTTGTAGACTTAACAAAATATTCAGTGTTAGTCTGTGAGAAGTTTTGTGTCTGAACGATTGGTTGTAACGAATCGAACTGTACGTTATCAGTTGCTTGAACAGTATCACCACCAACAAAACCAGTTGCGTTGGCATTGTTAGTTACAGTAATTACGTAAGAATCTAAATCTACGTCAGTAATAGTATGAGTTGCATTTAGTTGTGCACTTGGAATGTTGTTATATGTTCCAGAAGCAACACCTTGAATACGAACTTTAGATCCAACATACATATCATGGTCTGGATGGAATACACGAACCTTTGCAGAACCAGAAGTAGTTTGGAATGGATCAGATTCTAAAATTGTATTTGGTAGAACATCGTTTACAAAATCTACTTGTCCAATAACATTGGTTTGGAATTGTGCTCGATAAATCGTGAACATCAAATCTTGAGATTGATCAGCAGTCCATGTTGATGCATTCTGAGATTTAAAGAATACACCTTGATATGGCTGTTCAGAAATAAAGCGATCTGTTCCTGCAACTTTATCGCCCATCTGAGAAATCCAAACTGTATAGTTGTTTGAATCAGATGATAGTACGATACAATATTCAGTTGCATCTTGTACATAAACTGGACTTGGGAAAGTGAAACGAGTCGCAGTATCAGGTGCTTTATAAACAGTACCTTCAACTGTCACAGTATTTGCTGAGATATTAACTTTGTTTGGGTTAATAGAAACTTTAGAGAATGGAAGAACACGTTTACCTGGATATCCATTCACAACTTCACGGATCTCTAAATTGACAGGAATGTTTAAGTCTTTAGAAGCAAAGAAAATATCAATGCCAGTTAAGAATGCGCCACCCTTTTGTTGTACCAAGAATGTCTGTGCCAATGGATCCCACCAGCCAGTATCACCAACTACACGTTCTGCAGTTTCAGTAATAGTTCTAGTTTGATTAGCAACTTCAGAAGCAACAGTTGCATTACGAACGGCATTGATGGTCGATTGTTTAGTTTCAAGGATACCTTGTGCACGATACTGAACACTACCACGAGAAGTAAAGTCACCTGCATTACCAGCAGAGTCGGTAATTCTTAGTTCTTTAATACCAGTGCGAAAACGTAAAGCATCAGTGTTTGGAATAGTGAATAATCCATACACATCACCACTAAAGTTAGATACTAATGCATTACCCTTAACTTTTGGTGTTACAGATGAATTGATTGTACCACGTGCACTAGAAATCGAACCAGTAATAATCTCACCAGATTGGAAAGTGCCATTAATGTTTAGTACATAAACTGCTTTAGCACCAGCCGAAGAAATTTCATATCCAACGCAAACTGCAGTAGCACCAGAAGTTAAACCAGTAATAATATCACCACGATTTAGTGCAGAGATAGTATTTGCAGTATTTTCACCACCAATACGACGAGCAGTTTCAGCTGATTGTGAACCTACGTTTGTATTAGTATCAAATTCTGATCCGAAGCCAGCAACTGAGTCAAACGGAATACGAGTTGCTGGTTGAATATGAGCATTAACATTAATACTATCAAAGAATGAATATAGAGTTGTTAATGGTTTGTAACCTTTAGCTTGAATTAGAACACCACGTGAACGAATAAATGGGATAACAGCAGTTGATAGAACTTTGTCTTCAACCAGTTGTCTATCAACCTTAGCCACAACCGAAGTAGTAACACCACTTCTTGCTTGACCAACTTGACGAGCAATTGTAGCAACTGTGGCTTGACGAGCATTATCGCCAGCAAGACCACCGAAACGACGATTCATCTCATCGATAGAAATACGAACATCACCTCGACCAGATGCCCACTCATCACCAGCAGTATATGTTACACGACCAACCTCAGTAAAAGAACCAGTCCATTGAGTCTGCCATGCATTCCAAACTGTACCAAGAGCACCAGATCTTTCAAGTGCTGTACGGATTGCTTCAAAGTTACCTTCTACGTTATTAATAACATCTGGGCGACGATCTACTTCAAACCACTCATCAGAAGATGGATTTAATTGAATGTTACCAATAAATGTAAAGATTGCAAATGGGTTTACGTTTTCAACACGAGACGATACTGACTGTTTGATAAACTCGATGTTTGTGTATGGTAATGTGATAACATCACCAGTTAATGCATATTTGTTTGCAGTTCGTTGTGCAGTTGTAGAACTCTTTTCGATTAAGTTTACGTTATCCATACGATAGAATGGACGGAGTTCTTTTGACTCCATATCAATTGCACACTTATAGTCTGGGTTAGTTGCATCACCAACTCCATGACCACTAAAACTATCAACAATAAAACCATTCTTGTAACGATCTAAACCTTGAGCATCAGGGATAGTTAAACTTACAGTTTCTTGTTCTAGTAACGATAGTGAAGTATAATATTCTAGAGTATCAATACGTTTTTCAAGAGCACCGATATCACGCATTGTGTAGCGACGATTATCGATCGATTGAATTTGAATGTTACCAGCTGCTGTACCGAAAGTATATGGCTCAAGATTCAATTTGTAAAGAACCATACCATTCTTTGGATCTTCTGGTTCAGCAGGATTTAAAGATGGAACACCTTTAATCTGGAAGAAGTTTCCATTAAAGTCAATTGCAATTTTGTCTCTACGTGATAGGTAGTAAGACATGTCAGCTTCCACGTTTACTGCACGCTTTGGAAGTTGTGTCAATGAAGCACCAGCAGAAACAAAGTCTGTACCAGTATCATCAATTCTTGGGCGGAAATCTAGAACATCACGTAATGGATATCCAGAATATGAAGGAATTTCTTCGTAACGAATACCAGAACCAGTATATGAATCTACTGAGAAATAGTCACCAGTACCATGTTCAAAATAATCAAATGTAACTTGGAATGGTGCTGCTGGAACAGGATAACCCTGCTTTAATGTTAATTTACCCACATCATAGTAGTCATCTCTTTGACCATCGTCAAACGAGAAGTAATCATTAATGTCAGTTGTATAAATGCCAGTTGGAGATGCCCAAGTACCAGTATCCATCTTAATACCAGAAACTCTCCATACGTCTGCCTTACCTAATTTAATAGTTGGAGCAGTACCAGTAGTTTTAGTAGAAATTGTTAATGTAGTGTTTGTAAGAGTCTTAGTCTTTTCTTTAGCATCAATAGAAGTCTTACGAACTGCTGCAAGAATAGTAAACTGAGTAGTTGCGTAAGTATCAGGTAAAGTAAAAATAACTTGACGCAGTGCAGGTGACACTACGTTAATTCCAGAAGGAACAATAATTTCACCTGTAGAGGTAACTACCAAGAGATAATTATTAGCCTGTGCAGAAGAAGCAAATGTGTCGGCAGAACCAACAGCATTAATTGTTAAAGTACAAGTACTACCCAAGTCAGCAGATGATGTTGTTACAAAACGCTGGGTTGTAGTATATGAAGTTCCAATAGTTGTATCATCTACGCTTCTTAGTTTACGAGTTGCATAAAATGGTAAATTAAACAACAATGGTGAATACTGTGGTTCAATAAGAGCAGTCGATAAACGACTAATCGCAACACCAGTAACAGAGACGTTTGAATTGACAGTTAAAGAGATATCTGATGCAATTGCTGTAATACGACGTGTAACAGATGAAGAACCAAAATATACCCAGTCACCAACTTTAAGTTCTGTTGTAAAACGAGTTCCTGTACCTGTAATTGTAGTACTCGCAGAAGCAGTTGCAGAACCTGTTAGTCTAGTTTGGTATGGAGAAATATCTGATGTGAAGTTAGTTCCAGTAGAACCAGCATTAAAGTAAATCTGCTTAACATCACGATCAAAATTCTTACCAGAGTTTAATGCTACGTTTGCTAATTGCAATTTGTATACGTCTGCAGCACGAGAAGCACCAAGAGTATGTAATTCAATACCACGAACACGTGCAGTACCAATTTTAGATCCTGCAGCAGTACCTAAAGAAGCAGTTAGCTGATCATACAAATCAACTGTTTGATAATTGTCAACACGTGGAATATTATTAATGTTAGTGACTAAAATATAGTTACCAACAGTAGTTTGAATTTGAGTATCGGCTACACGAGCAAAATCTCTGGCTTTGTCAATAGGAAGATATTCAGTACCAATCTTTTCAATTTCATAACCTTGAACATATGCTTTTCCTGGCTCTAAACCAAGAGCAAGTTTGCTCTCATCACCTTCTTCAGATTCTGGATCAAAAATACCACGATTATACTTTAGAGCAGTTAATGCAGTATATTTCCAAGTGACACCACCAATACCGTCAGTAGCTGTACCACTGCTATGAATCGGAGGTTGTGCACCAGAAGAACCACTTGTAGTTGCAGTGTAATAGTTTGTAGTACCTGAAATTGCATAAGATACAATATCACCAATTATATAAGAGGTGTTTTCTGCCCAAGCACCACGATTGTTATCACGATGCTCACGAATATCTAATGGGAAATTACGAACAACATAATTACCAGATTCATCAAAAGTGCGACGAGCAAGAGTTTGTTCGATTACTGAATAGTCAGTTGTGCGAACCTTGTATTGAATCTGACCATTTCTAACTCGCAATAATTCAACAAAGTCTTTATCTTCAATAGTTTCAATAGTTCGTTTTTCAAGAGTAAGATCAGTCTTGTAACGATGAGCACCTGGAGCTGCAAAATTAGAAGAACCTTGAGCATTATCTTGTAGTGCTGCAGCTTCTTCTGGAGTGATAATAGATTCAGTAAGTTTAAGACCAACACGATATGTCGGAGTATTGGTATATTTGTCAAGCAACAATGTTTGACTTGCAACCAACATGAAGAAACCATTAACATAATAAACACCACGCTCGATTTGAGCTGCAGAGCCAACACCAGTTGCATCTGCTAATACGCTAGTAAATGCACGAGCAACTGGAGCATCTTCAGTAGTGAGAATTTCATTATTCTCAAAAGTTTTAGTTAAAGTATCTGTACCTGATTGGATGTATTTTACATAAATCGTTGGAGAGTCTGAAGTAGTAGAAGTTGTAACAGCAACTACTTTACCCTTAACACCAGTGGTATTACCAACAATATTGTATCCAACAATTTCTTCAATGTACGTATCAACAGAAACACCATTGTATGTAGGTTGCAGTTTTATATAATTAAAACCATCATCAAATGAGATTTGTCCTGGAAGAACCATTGCTCCCTGACGGAACATATGGTCACCATGGCGAGCGATCTGATTTTGCAGAATTGTCTGCAGTTGTGTTAGTTCTCTCGCTTGTACTGGAAATCCTGGACGAAACAATACTTTGAGGTATTTGTCATCCTCAGAGTAGTCGTCATAATATGGCGATACATTAAAATTAATGGTCATTATAGTTTCTCTATTAAACTTTACTTATTATTTATTTACATCTCTACGATGATTTTAATATCTTCAATCTGGTCACTGGCACGATTAATTGGGCGACGATTTTCAACATAGATTACGTCACCACTGTATGGCTGAACTTCAGGATTAGTCTTAGTTGCAACAGTACCTGTTGCAGAAGATGTTCCACCTGTAATAGTCTCACTAGTTGAGAATGTAGCACCAGTAGCATTTTGAGTGCGTAGTTGGATGTAACGAATTGTTGTTCCACTTACAGAAACGATACGACCAACAGCACCAGATGTTCCACCAGTGATATTTTCGTCTTGCTGGAATGTACCAGTACCGCTAGAGAAAGTCAACTCTTTAGTTGCCTTCAATGTAGTAGCTGTAGAAACAGTTGTTGTTCCAAAGTTGTACGGGTCACGAACTAACATAATACGACGATAATCGTTATCAACTGGGAAGTCACCAGATCCGTCATCATACTCTAAACGCACGTTCATCATTACATAGTAACCACCGAGTTCTTCAACTGGGTCTGCGCCATGACCACCTTTTGGTGTAATCATTGCTGTTGCTGTTGCAGAAGAACCACCACCACCAGAGATGGCAACAGTTGCGTATGTATAACCAGAACCTGCAGCAGTAATGTTAATTGCAGTAATAGTACTGCTACCTGCATCTCTAACTGCTGTGGCAGTTGCGCCAGTACCATCACCAGTAATAGTAACAGTTGGAGTTGATGAGTAACTTGTACCTGCAGCAGTCACTAAAATATTGTTAATAGAACCATCAACTGCAGCGTCTTGAACTAACCACTGATCATAGTAAGCATCAGTAGATCCAGGGTTGCTTGGCAAAGTCTTAACTGGAATAAAGTCTGTAGAAACAAACTTGATAACATCAGCTGGAGAAATTGTATACATATACTTCCAAACATATCCGTCAGCAGTAGTAATAGCTGAAGTAGAAGTGCCTGTTGGTTTTGTTGTAGAAGCAATAACTGTATTTGCTGCGTTTCTGTTATCTAAACATTTGTAGACATTATACTCATCAGTAACAACGAAGAAATTTGCAGCATATAGATTTGCTGGAGTTGTACCACCACCAGAAGAAATATTTACACCAGCAGTAGTTCCGTTGTAGTCATGACGATAAATGTCATAATATTGACCAGAAGTCCAGTCACGACGTGGGATAGCATGTGCTACGTCTGAAGATTGAATACGCTTCACAGCGAGCATATCTTGCCAATAGTATAGTTCGTCAGAGACTGTGTCAACTGGAGTATCTGGAGAGTTATCGCTTGTCCAACTTTGTGGACGACCAATACCAAGATACATGTTAGACGCAGCAGCTTCTGAAAAACCTTCTTTGAAAGATTGCGCATTGTGGATGCGAAATTTTGAAGTTATAATTGCAGCCATTTTAGTTTCCTTTTATAGATTGATACAAGGTAGTTCAGTAACTACCATTAGAATTCTTGTTATTTATGTTAAGTTAATCCAAATCCGCTGATATACCAAGTAGTGGCAGCAACTTTAACAGCAGTTGCCATTCCGTATGTAGCAAGAGTTCTGGAACCAGTAGTTCCTGTTCCAGCAAGATACATAGTGTCGCTGGCAATTGCGATAGTAACAGTAGTGACATCTGGTCCAGCGATAAAATCAATGGTAGTTCCGATTGGATAAGCTACTGAAGCATTTGCAGGAATGGTTATTGTTTGCAGACTTGTTGCTACATAAATGTGTTTACCAGCATCACCGATTGCCAGAGTAGCAGTAGTGGAAGTTGCGCTTTGTGGTAAGCCCATGTAACCAACACTTGCAGCAGTGCTTGTCGCAGTGGCAACTCCAGCTGTTTTATTAGATAGCGTTTGTATACCAGTATCTGAAACTAGAACTGCATCTGCGTTACCAATTATAGTTCCACCAGGTAATTTCAGAGTATTGGTGGCAGCTTCAGAATGTGGTTGAGACGCAATTTTTTGACCATGAGAATTAACATGGCAGTTTAATTGAATTTGACCAACAACTGAAGTTCCATCACCCTGAACTTCTAATATATTAGTAAATGGTTTAACTACTATATTGCCAGAAGCAGAAGTTGTTGTTCCACCAAGAACGGATGATGTTAATGTTTTATTAGTGAATGTTTCTGCACCAGCCAATGTGGCAAGAGTACCAGTAGTTGGTAGAGTTACACCAGTTGTACCAGTTGTAGTTAATGTTGTAGCATGAGCACCTGAAGTAGTTAAATTACCTCCAAGAGTAATAGTTTTACCAGTGTTTGCAACACCAGTACCACCATACTGACCAGCGATTACAGTTCCATTCCATACACCAGTGGCGATAGTACCAAGAGTAGTTACACTAGAAGATCCAGCAGTTGGAGATTTAGCGTCCAATTGAGTTTGAATAGCAGATGTGACACCATCTACATAGTTTAGTTCTGTGACGGTAAGAGTTGCACCATCCAAGATGTTTAACTCTGCAGCAGTTGATGTAACACCATCCAAGATGTTTAACTCTGCAGTAGTTGATGTAACACCATCTAAAATATTTAACTCTGCAACGCTAGATGTTAGGGTAATTGCTGAGCCAGTACCTAATGCAGTATAGATCTCGCTAAAATTGTCATTTATTTTACCGCCAGCGACACGAAGTGTATCGCCTGTACCATCGTTGGCTGTAGAACCGATTCCAATATTTAATTTTGCCATTTATTTCTCCTGTTATACTGTATCGAATGTTATTCGTGCAGTATCCGTTGTTGTGCTAGAATCGAATCGAACATCCAATTCGTCCATTGTGATGAAGTCGTCATCTACAGTTTCATTTCCATCGAAAGTATAGATGCCGTCTTGTTTAAGTATAGTAATATACGCTTCTTTAGCGAAATTTGTTCTTCTATTAGGATTATTTATAACATCTAAAATGGTAATACTACCAAAATCTTTAATTTGTGTGTTTGCGTATGTATCCCAATATCCTTGGTTTGGGTCATCATAGTCTTGAGACCATGCGTTTCTATAAACACCTATAGATTCTTTAGTTCCAGCTGCATATGGAGCTAACGTAAATTTCCATCTTTCTAACCATGCAAGATTTGGTCCAAATTGAAGAGAACCAACCGATGGCATAGATCTTAGTTCTAAGTTAGCAAATGAACTAGTATAAGTCGGCACTGCATCATTAAATGTGCTATGGTAGATAACCTTGTAAGATTCCCCAAGTTCTGCACGAAGATCCAATAAATGAACTTCTGTTGGAGTCAGATTCGGTAAAACTAGAGTTGGTAAGAACTCAGAGGTACTTGTTCTAACATTAAGAATGCTTGCAATAAAGTCTGTGATAATTAGAGTAACTTGTTCTTTATCTAAAGAAGAATTATCCTCATATCCAGATCGTCTGTAGTTACCAACTGCACGCATCTTCATGTCTAAGAATAAACGAATAGTTGTTAGTAATTCAGAAATTTGTAGTGTCACATCAGAAGGTGCTCGAACTAATGATTGAACTGTAACTTCGCCAAATAATGCTAGACCGATTGGATGTAACAGTTTCTTGACAGCATCACGATACTTGTCGATAGACTGACCAACTTTAATAACGTAAGAATATTCCTGATAGAATAAAGAGTCTTGAATTTTCTTTGAAGATTCAGAAACTTTACCATCGGCATTAATAAATTTACCAAGAGTTCGGCTAACTGCACCAATAACACCTGTGGCTTCAGCATGATTGCCAGATCCAGAAATAATTTTGGCAGTAGCACCAGCACTATTTGTTATGGTCTGATTTGTTTCAAACTGACCAGAAGTTTCATTTACAAATGGATTTCCATCTTCTGATAATAGATATCCAGTTGTATTTTCTAACTTAATAATAATTCTATCTGAAGTTGGATATAATGTAATTAAATTTCGACTAGTATCATAAGAGTAAATAGTTCCATTTGGTACTTGTTGACTCTCAAGAACCAGTTTATCACCAGACTCAAGTAACAGTTCACTATCAACATCTGTTTCTAAAGACATTGTCTGTGGCATCACTGTTATTTCATCACCAGCTGTGAACGCTCCAGTTATATCTTTAACAACAATATTGTATGGGAACACTGCAATTGGAGCAGTCTCATATCGCACACCTGGATTTGTAATACCAACTTTGGTGACTCTACCGATACCATCACCAATTGCAATAAGTTTTGCATTAGTTCCACCTGTGGCAGAAACAATAGGAAGTTTCTTATAGTAGTATCCACCAGTTAAAAGAGAAATTGCTTTGATACCACCTGTGGTAACATTCTCTAAGTCAAAATGATCTCTGTTCTCACTGATTAATTTAAAACCATCTTCCATAAGAATAGAATCAACATCAATGTCAGTAATAATGGCTCTGGCTGTTACTAAAGAAGCAGCAAGATCCCCAGCGTCAGTATTATCAAATGTTAATTCTGTGCCAATGCTATATCCAGATCCAGGTGAATCAATAATAATATCATCGATAGATCCGTAACCAATATTAGTAACTTCAATTTGAGCATCAGTGCCAGTACCAGAAATTAAATCAATCGGATCACCCACTCTGTAGTATGAACCATTATTGTTAATTTCAAAGTCGGTGATAACTGATAGTATGTCAAGAGTTATTACACTATCATTAGTATTATCTAATCCTGTTATAGAATCTGTAGTATTGAATGTTCCAACAATACTCTTTTCATTTAATGTCAATTCTGCAATTGTATCAGCACCAATTTGAAATTTAATAACTGATTCTACACTTGCACGACTTATACCTTGACTGATTGTTTGACCAATTAAATTAAAAGAATTTCCACTGGTTTCAATACAACGAACAATAACAGCCTGATCCCACTTACCATCTGACAAACGAAGCATGTCTGTTTTAGGGAAGTACAGTTCTGGAGTTTCATTAAACAGAATTCTGAATAAGAATTCATAAGACTTTGTCGTACCCTTTGAACGATAAACTTCGTGTATCTGTTTTGCAAGATATCGTTTATCTGATAAAGTAGAAAGTGGAAGGTGTAACAATACTTCATTTCTAAAGTACTGAATAAAACTATCAATAGTATCATCAATATCTCGTGTGCTTTCGAGATTTCTCTTTTCAGTTTGTTCTAGAAACTCATAGTATGCTTCTAAAAATGCAATGAACTGAGTATTATCCTCACGAATAAATTCGGGGACTTGTCTAGATACGACTGATGATACTTTTGCTTTTACGAGTGCCATTATTAGCTACGACTTGAAGTGAAGATATAATTAGATCCGCCAGAGGTCTCGCCAGAGGCAACTTTGTCAACAACAGCATTTACAACGATTTGTTCTTCAGCAATTAAAGCCAACTGACTTCTAACTGAAACAACATCGTTTGATTCTGGTTTAATAGTGATAGTAATTTCATTATTTGTTGCAGATGTGATATTAATATCATTTAGTGTGATTCGTCCAGTCACGTAATTGACTGCACCCAAAGTAGTGTTTGTATATCTCTTAGTGCCAGCACCAACAAAGTAATACAAACGAATATTTCCAACACCATCATCTTCAAAAAAGAAAGTTTCACTGGAACCATCAATAGTAAAAGCATCAGATGTCACAGCACCTTCAGGAACACCTTCTGTGTAAATTGGATTATCAATACTGATAACATAAGAAGTTCTAGTATTAAAAGTTGGAGTGAATGATCTTTTTAGAACGATAGTAGTAATGTTACTTAAAATAGATTCTTCTGACGCATCAATTAGACGAGACATTTTTGAGAATCTAAACATTCCATCGAAACGATTAAGATCTGTATCATTATAATTTATGATAGTATCACGAACCAAAGTCTTTAGCAATTCTTCAGTCCTATTGGTTTGCTGAGGATTATAGTAAATTGTTACATTTGGAATAATGTAAAGATACTGAGCATCAACAACTTCTGGAATAATTGATACCACATTCTTACCTTTAAGAATTGTAGTTTTAATTAGTTCTTTAGTTGCATTAGATAATGTTTCACCTGACAGTGGTTTGATAGCAATGAATGCTTTACCATAAACTGGAGGATTATTATCTTCACCACCCCAAACATTGATTGAGTCGATATTTGAAAATAGTTGTGGAAGAATAACTTTGTAATCTTCTGCGGTAACTGCACGATTTTGTGCAGAGTAATTTCTTGGAGCATTAAAACGAATAGAATCGATATCTTCAATATCTTGTCCACCTTGTGCAGCAGTAACTGTATTAACTGAAACAGTACCACCACCGATACCTGTTCCATCAAAAGTGAACACACGTGCACCATTAGCTGCAGTTTTATCTGTAACAAAGTAGTTAAACAATACAATGTTACCAACGGAAGGTTTATAACCTACGATACCATCACCAAAATATACTTCAAATAATTCGTCATCGATCTCTTTCAAAAAGAAAGCACGAGTGGTTGGACCAACTTCAGTTATATTATCTGCAAATGTATAAGATGTGTATGCAGATGATCCTGAGGTTTCTTGAACACGAACAGATAGTGTAGAAATATCAACATCTGAATTTGGAATAATAAAACGAGTTCCATCAGCAACAGTGTACGTAAATGTTAATGGAGTACCCTGTGTTAAAGTAACATTCTGGAAAATATAAGCACCAGAAGTATTTGGAATAATTGTAGTTGCTTGAGTATTATAAAATGTATAGGTAACTGTATCAACAACAGAAGAAAATGCACTGTTGGCTGGTAATGTTAGGGAAGATGGACTACCAGTTGGAGCAGATACTGTGATGTTTACTGTGGCAGTTGGAGCACGAGAAGATCTTGGAAGATAGCCCAACATTTTAGCCAAAGAAACTACACTGGATCTCTTACGAGCAGAGTCCAAGAACATTTCATTTACTGCAAGGTTTGTATAAACAGAATGATAGTGAGTATTGTATGCCAAAACATCTAACAATACGGACATACCTGAACCTTCAAAATCGTAGTCCGAAAACTCATTCTGTCCCTGTAAGAATGTCTTTAGATTAGATTTGATCTGGTCGAAATCTAATTCAGAGACGCTTATTTTTTTATTTTCCATTTATCGAGTTCTCTCTAAGGTTAAATCTAGAGTTAGAGGTTGTTGTGTGTTAACTATCTTAAATGTGATAGTAACATACAATGAATTTTCATCTGGACTGCTAAGAACATTAACATCCAATAAGTCTACTCTTGGTTCAAAGTTATTGACCACATCAACAATCGCTCTCTGTAGAGTGATGTTTAACATCGGTGATGCTGGTTCGAATAATAATGCGTTAATTGGCGAGCCGATTTCACTGTGAAATGGTCGCTCAAAGTTTCTAGTTAGAATTAGATTTTTAAGGGAAGTTTTAATTGCATTTTCATCGTATCTACGTGCAATGTCCTTAGTCACTGGGTGAGCAGTGAAATTTAAATCTAAATCGGAGAAAAGTCTTGTGCTTCGTGCCATATTCTTTATTTAGGTTATTCTATAAAAGAGTTGTTAGAACCTTGTGCTATTGCATCGCCACATTGGATACTATCTCCAATTCTAGCTGCTTTTTTACCCTCAATATAAGTCTTACTTGCTCCAGTGCTGGGAATACGAATATCGGAATTATGTGTAGTTATTCCGCATGCATGGGCTGCAAATTTACAATTAGGATCTACAACTGCAGCTAGTTTTCCATTAAAATAGGTTTTAGCCACTGGGGTAGTTATCAGCGCAGTAGGTGCAAAACATCCATGCCCAGTGCTCTTATCTCCGAGTGTTGATACTGCAGGCATTATCTTCCTATCCTAGTTTGGGCGATAGCATTTATTAAAGCAGTCTTACCTATGTCCCAGTTAAACGTGGAAACGACTGTATAAGTCTGCTGAACATCTGGACCAATACTATTCGCATCCTTAGCTGTTACAGTATAACTATAAGTCACAGTTTGTACAGTCGGTGCAGTAAAAGAACAGATTTCATAAGAGTTAGTTATATCATTAAAATTAGTAACAGTACTGTATGTTTTATCTTTTGTCAAATATGTAATGACGCTTCCACCATGTGGTTCTGCATCATATTGTCCAGAAATGCTATTAGTACTCACAGTCATTAGGGCATTGGTTTTATCTGCAACTATTCCTGTTACTGCATAACTTGTTAATGGATCTGGATCAACATAAGAAAATGTCTGCGAATAGTTAGTATAAACAGGTAACTCATCCACAGCCTTTAAAGCAGTATTGGAAGGAGTCCAAGGCATTACGCAGTCCTATTTTGTTGAGGAATCTGATCTAAAAGATAGAATCCTTGTGGAACACCAGCAGTATTTCTTTTGTAAGTCTTATCGTTCACCATGGTAAATGCCATTTTTCTTCTAGCGTCCATTTTATAACTTATGTGCAGCCAATGAGAAGATGGATAACGATACTCTAGAATAATCTGGTCATATGGTAGAATCTTTTCTGCAGCTACTGTAAAATTATAAAGTTTATCGTATGTACTGTTTACCAAACCAATATCTATAGCCTGTCCTTTGCAGTGATCCGAAGTAGCAGATTCATTTTTGACAACACCCTTTAGGCGATAACCAGAATTAATCTTCCATGTCTTTTTATAACCACCAATTCCACCAGGAAGTATTTCAAGCAGTGGTTCAAGAATATTTTGAGCGACCATGGCAAGATTACATACAACTTCTTGAACTGTATATTGTCTTAGTTGTCCTTTGGCAGTATCCTGAAGCATTTGGTCTACAAGTTTATGTTTACCGTTCACACCACCATCAATTAACATACCCAATGTAAAGTTAGTGGATAGTCTGTAGTCATTAGTGAAGTTAGTTGTATTGTAAATCACTTTACAATCTACTGGAACAGCAGGTGCAGCACCACCGCTCGGAATAGCAGATTCTTCTGCAACTGGCACTACTGGAACAGCAACACCGTTCTCACGTGACTCTTTATTTGAGATGGCACGACCTTCTGGTGTATCCCAATCATCAGGAGTTTCAGCAGTAGTTCTTTCTTCAAATGCACGTTCTGGTGGAATAAAGTAAGGAACAATAGGATTGATTGGTTTTCCAGCAACAGGTGGAGTCAGAGTAAAATCTTCTACATCAGCTGCACTTCCTGCACCATTACCAAATTGACCTTCAGCGTAATCTGCAGATAATTTTCCACCAGCAAGAATATTAGTTTCACCACTAGATTCAATATTCACTGCCTCAGATTTCTGATTGATAGCAACTGCAGATTGAGTATTAATGTTTCCATCTGATTTCGTGTAAATGTTTGCAGCTTTAACTGAATAATCACCGACTACATTTACTTTAAAGTCACCACCAATAGCCATAGTTGTGTCATTGGCAACACCGATGTCTAAGTTATTACCAACTTGAATAGTAGCGTTCTGCTCAACTTGAATATTTGCATCTGATCTTGCATAGATGTTTGTATTACCATCAACGGTAATGTTGCATTCACCAGCAACACGGATACATCCATTTCTTTCCATGATGGTGAAGTTATCACCAACAATGTAATTTACTTGTGTACCATTCGCATCAATTTCACTGAATGTACCTGAACGATGGTATGTATGAATACGCTCTTGTCCAGGTGTGTCATCAAATTCTTGAATATGACCAGATTCAGTTTCAAATACTTTATTGTATGGATACTTTGCACCATATGGTGGCTCTGGTTGATCCCATGAACCATTGGCAATCGCCTTTGGGACATCTAATCTTCGAACAGCATCTTTTTTCTTAACAACTGTTCCTTGGATAATTCCTCGAGCCAAACGATTGGTGTCTGGTTCGTTGAGATATTCTTTTAGTGGGTACTTATTGTTTGGATCTCTAAATCCAATTGCATCAGAACCAGATGCTTTACTTTCTTCAGATGGTCCAGGAGTTGGACTAGAACCATCTGCTGGTGGCTCTGGAATTGGTGCTGAAGCATCTTTGTCTGAACCACTATCACCAACTGCGCCATAAAAATATTCATAGTAGGATAATTTACGTGCAGCGATGTCTGGTGAGTTTACACCAACTGCAGATTTTGCAGCTTGGAAATATCCAGGATGCGCATTGATATTAACTTTAGATGATACTCTATCTTTGATGTAAAGTGCAGCAACCAATGCTGATACGTTAATATCATCATCAAGAGAATCTGGATTGTTTACAATATCAAGACTTAAACCCATGTTATTGGCAAGGGTTTGATACTTTTGATAGTTACCCTTACCAGTCAGCTGGATAAATCCACGACCAAAATACTTTCCACCATCTTCATCTGTTTGATTGCCAAGGAAACCTTTACCACGTTTTGTTGGTCCATATGCCCATGAGAAAAACTCTGATCTTGATAGACCACGTTTTGATGCATTTGCATATTTTGAAATATCATCTTCTGTGGCAAACGAATAGATTGCCTTCATACGAGAAGGTGAATAATTATATGATTCTAACTGAGGGATCCATCCTGTTTCACCACCAGCAATACCCAGTAAAGCACACTTCTGTTCTTTAGTTTTAAGTCCAACTTTGTCACATGCAGCAATAAGTGCTTTAATACCTTGTGTGGCTTTTGAAGTGTTCGTTACAGACTTTGGTGGTGGAATGGTTGGAATTGCATTATTAGTTACACTGGAATTCGGAGTTTCACCAACACTTGGTGATGCATCAGGGGTTGTGGTAACTACTCCACCAAATCCTGTAGTTACTGGATTACCAGAACTGTCTGTGAGTACATTAGCATTTCTACTTCTATTAACTGCGTCTAAATTAGTTGGTACTGCTTCAAATGTAATAATGTTTTCTGCATAATTAACAACAGAACTACTAATAGTGATTTGTGTGCCATTATTAATACTAACAATGGTTGTTCCGTTTGGAATACCAAAACCAACAACTTTCATGTTGGCTTTTAATGAACGAGTTAAATCTACTCTACCTTCTTCATTATCGATAAAGGTAAGTACCTTACCAGTGACTGGTCCAGGGATTGTTCGTAGAGTAATGCTCTCTACTTTTTCATTAACAATTGAACCACCATCTTCTGCATCAATTGGCAGTGGTGTGGTAGGAATTCCACCAAGTGTTCCAAGAATAATTGGTTGTTGTTTATCGTGGTCTGCAAATAGAACAATTACAGAAGTACCTTCAACTGGTCCAATTGGAGTATGACCAATACCATTCATTGCTGCAGAAGTTACAGGTTGGACTGGAGTTGCCCATGGAAGATCTGCCGTTGGAAGCAACGACTTATCATGTGTATGCAATCCAACTATACGAACTTGGCATCGACCAAGCGATAATGGATCCTGTCTATTTTCTACAATACCATAGTGCAAATTCATTATTTCTTTCCATCCAAATTATATTGTAATGTTTCTTTTACCAGTTCAATATGGCACTCATGTTTATTTCTATCAACATAATGATTAATAGCTGAGATTAGATAATTACCAGAAAACATCTTATCTGTAATATCTTGTTCTTTTTTAGTGATAGGTTCAATTTTGTTTAAGGTAACATTAACCTTTTGACCAACTGTATAATCTGCTCTTCCAGGAACAGTTATCTCTAATTTATTTGCTTCTGCCAACTTCATTAATGAAACACGTTGTTGTCTAGTCTTAAAGTTAGTGACATCTCCGTATCCATTAAAATTACCAAAATTTCTTGGAGTGTTTATGATTAATGAGTTAGCTCTAAAAATAGAACTATCTGAACTAATAGGATTTTCGTTAAGATGTTTTTGTTTGTCAAAGTTCTGAAACATATTGTAGTTTTTGGCAGTGTATGTTTTCTTTGTTAGATCGTATGAGATAATTTTAGATGATAACATACCACCACGAATTCTATCAATGTAATCAAAACCAACTGGAATACTAATAGAAGTTATTCTTCTGTAATCTTCTTCAATATTACGAATGCTTCCACTGTTCTTTCGATCGTCACGAGTATATTTGTCATACACAAAATTTTGATAAACATCTGCGCTGTACAAACTATCTAGACTAATGTAATAAAACCCATCTCTGTTCTCAAAGAATACGTAGTTTGGTACTTTATTTTGATTGGCAGATGCTTCGGCACAGTGCATAATATTTTGAACTGGAGTCCAATAATTAGAAATATACTTTATGTTATTTGAGGTAGGTTCGGTGAACAACTTTTTAGTAGATTCTAATCCGTAGGTTTTATCTTTAATAAAAGTGTCGACAATATCAGATATTTTACCACTGAATACCTTACTTACCTTTTTGTTTAAATCAACAATAGCCTCAGTTGAAATAAAATGTAACTGGTAAACTACAGATCTATCGCCGAGCAATTCACGATCGGTTAATTTGTAAATGTAATATCTACCTTTAATATTTCCACGCTGGAGTGACGGAGTTGAAATCTCTAATTCAACTTGTTCTTCGCCTGCAAATGGAAATAAGTTGACTAAGTCCAACGAATCTTTAATAATTAAACTTCCAGTGATAAATGGTGAGAACAAGTCTTCATAAATCTGAACAGTAATTACTTGTGCAGTGATATCTTGATAAACACCTTTGCTGGTGATTATCCTAACTTTATCAATGCTGACATCGCCAGCAAATCTAATTGGGTTGTTAGGTTGCATTATATGAGATCTTTATAATCTTTTAATATTGTATTAATAATGTTTGATGAAATAATCTTTATTCTTCGTTTCGCTTCATTTTTATTTCTCTCATCTTGCGCATTTGAAACTGATACAGCCCCAGCTGCATTTGAGTTCACAACAAAACCCTTTGCGTCAACATAGTGGTGAATACCGTTTTCTGTTCCTGGATATTTTGAAGCAATAACTTTTACTAATTGATATTCAGCAAGAGGAAAATCTTCGATGTAATCGTAACGATCGTTGGCTAACATAATGATCCAGTGATATTCTGGATTTCCATATATTTTTTCAGCAATAATCTCTGGTGTTTCACCATCAACAATATCATACTCATCAAATACTGTTATATTGGCAAGAACATCTCTACGGAAACGAATGTTCCTTGTTATGTCTTTTACTAATGATGTTTTGGTTGTATTCCCAACTTTAAATTGGTAAATAAAATTTGGAAAATCTTTGAAGTACATTATAGACCATCCTTAATCTTCTCTTTAGATAGAAGTGCAAGTTCTCTAAATGCTAGTGTTACGTTAATCTGAGTTGGCATACCATTGGCAAATGCGGTGAATGAACCATTTGGTGTATAATTAATATTCATCTCAGTTAGTACGCATGACGTATGACGATGTAAATTTAAGTTTTCATTGCCACCTTGATAATAGAAAACATCAAACTCAGAAGGGTATACGTAAATAAAATTGTTGGTATCCTTAAATTCTGGATGCATATGATACTTAAACTGCTCAATGATGTTCAACACATTCTGTGCTTCTTCAGGACTTCTTGGATAAAATTGATAGTCAAATGCGAATGTTCTAAAATCAACACCCTTAAATATTTGTTCTTTCTTTGGATTTGCTGCTAGACCAAGTGCTTTAGAATTTGCTGCAGCCTGTGGTCCTTTGGATAGTGCGATATTGGCAATAATTGCTGCACCAACATCGGTGACATCTTTTGTATTACCACCTTCATCCAGTGCTTTCATAATCTCACTTCCGCCAGCTGCAGCCATTGCTAATGCAGCTGTATCATCTTCACTCCACTGCATGCCATATCGAATAGACAATTGATTAGGAATATGAAGTGCGATAGCAGTCTTTAATCTTTTCTTTGCTCGTTTTGTATCTGGAGCAAGCGTTGCAGCTACTCCAACACCAACAGTTCCCACATTGGCAAGTGCAGCACCTTTTGCAGCACCAGTAAGACCTTTACCGAAAGCAATACTACCACCAACTAGACCAGCAAGTGTATTTACTGCAGCATTGGCACCAATTAGTTGATTGTTAGTTAGTTTCATCGCATCTAAATCACCAGAATCTCTTGGTGTTAAATCGTTGACAGTTTGTACACTCTTATCATCAAACAACTTGGAATCTTCAACTACGTTAATATAAAAAATTGCATAGTTTCCACCATAACGACCATCGGGAGCCATTAGATCAGATGGATACATATAGTTGTTTACTTCATACGTGGCATTTCTACCAAAGACGTTCGGAGTATATGGCTCTGGTGGTTGTCTTGGAATTGATGGTTTTGCAGCAGATGGAGCAGGAGAAACTGCAGGAGCAGCTGATACTCCTCCGAATTCTCCGCTAATTGTATTACCAAGTTGGTCGTATTCTATCGCCATTTTGTACCTTTAACCTAAATAAATGGTGGTTATTTATCCTATTACTTATTTATGTTCCATAAAAGAAGATTCGTTCCAATATTTCCTGAAAAATACACAGGTGACCCAACAAATATCATAATGAGATCCAGCTGGGAGACTCGTTTCGCTGGTTGGTGTGATAAAAATCCTAGTGTATTAAAGTGGAGTTCAGAGGAGACAGTTATACCTTATAAGTGTCCCACGGATAATCGTATTCATCGTTACTTTGTAGACTTTAAAATAACGGTAACTACAGGGAAGACTTATTTGGTAGAAGTTAAACCTGCAGCACAATGTCAACCACCTGTATTTCCAGGAAAACGAACTCAGAGATATTTATTGGAATCTCTAACATTTATGAAGAATCAAGCTAAATGGTCTGCTGCAATTGAGTACGCAAAAGACAGGAATTGGGAGTTCAAAATTATAACCGAGCACGAGTTAGGTTTGTGACCTAAATAGTAATTATGGCTACAAAACCAACATTCAAAGACGTCTTCGAGCGCAACAAATATGACTTAGTCACAGTGGCTAATAAGTCTAAAGGCTGGTTCGAAAAAGAAGTCACCAAACTGACTAAGCAACAACTCACTCCAGCAAAAGTTCTGAGTGGTAATGCGGATCAATTGGTGACTAAAGTAATGCCTGGTCGTTTATACATGTATGCGTATGATCCAAAAATGAAGAAGGAATTACCGTACTACGATAGGTTTCCTTTGGTATTCCCATTCTCTGCCACGCAAGATGGTTTTATTGGTTTAAATATGCATTATCTACCGTATCAACTAAGAATTGCACTGCTTGACAGACTAATGACTTTCAAGAGTAACAATAGACTAGATGAAACCACCAGATTAAAATACTCGTGGCAAGTTATAGATGGAGTATCAAAATTTGCTGCAGCACAACCATGTGTTAAACAATACCTAATGGGGCATGTTAGATCTCAATTTAGGCAAGTTCCGTCAGCTGACTGGGCGACTGCGATGTTACTTCCAGTTGAAAGATTTGTTGGTGGAAGCAAACAAGAAATTTGGTCTGACTCGATCAAAATAATTAGAAAGGCATAAAATGGCATTAAATTTACCATTTGGCACTAAAGACCTCACTAGAGAACAAAGCCCAAACGCTAAACCTATTCAAAACTTTGTTGCTCAGGTTAAAACTAGTGGTATCGCTAGAACAAACAGATATGCAGTAAACATTGCCAAAGTTCCAGGATGGAGTAATACTTCAACGCAAAATATTTTATTGTTTTGTGATCAAGCACAACTTCCAGGTGTTAACTATTCAACTGTTCAGAATAGAGTGTTTGGCGAGTTCCGTGAAGTTCCATATGAAAAACTATATGATAGTTTAACTCTTTCTTTTTATGTAGATACAGATATGAAAGTTAAAGAAATGTTTGATGATTGGATGAATGCTATTTCCAATCCAAACACCAGAACATATGGTTACTATAACGATTATACAACACAGATTGATATTGAAGTTCAAGACATTAATGATAAAAAGAGATATCAATTAACTTTATCTGAATGCTATCCTAAAAATATAGGAACAATTCAGTTAGACTATGCATCCAAAGATATCATGAAGTTAACAGTTCAAATGCAGTACAAAAATTGGACTGCGACTCCAGTAACTCAACTACCAAACGATCAAGTTATATCAACAAGTTTGATTGATAAGTTTACACGTAATTTTACTGGATTCCAAGAGACTTTGAACAAGACTTTGGGTGGTGCAGGCAACTTTGTGACTGGTGCTGTAATGAGTTATGGTGTGACTAGATTACCAAGTCTATTGAAATTTTAAGAAATAAATACAGTTAGGATTGTATAATGAAGATTGATGATACATTATCTGCCGAGTTTGGTATACAACCAATGGGCACAACTGAAGTGATTACAAAGACTGGAGAAGTTATTAACGACTCTACAAATAAGATTCAAGACGACTTCGATGTAACTCGGGGTAATCTTCGCATATTATTACAACAGGGACAGGAAGCACTACAGAAGTCACTTGATGTGGCTATGCAGTCGGAACACCCAAGAGCATTTGAGGTTGTTGGAAATCTAATGAAGCAGTTGGCTGATATAAACCAACAGTTATTAGATCTACATCAACAGAAACAAAAACTAGATACACCCAAAGAAGGGTCTAAAAAAGAAGTGACGAATAACAATGTTATCTTTACAGGTAGCACTGCTGAGTTGAATAAGTTAATTAAGAATATGTCTAAAGGAGAATAATTATGGCTTTGCCGATGATGAATACGCCAACCTACACAATGGTTGTGCCTTCAAGTGGAGCGACAGTAAGATATCGTCCATTCCTTGTTAAAGAGGAAAAAGCACTTTTGATTGCACAGCAATCTGAAGATGTCGTGACAATGATTGAAACCCTAAAGGGAATTGTCAAGACTTGTGTACAAGATAAAATTGATGTTGAGAAACTAGCAACATTCGATCTAGAGTATATGTTTACTCAGATCCGTGGTAAATCTGTTGGTGAAACTGTTGATTTAACATTTTCCTGTGATTTAGATCATGGTGAAGAAAATGAAAAAGCCAAATCTGTAGTTCGTATTGATTTATCCACAGTAACTGTAGAAAAAGGTGAGGGTCATACAAATAAGATTGAACTGTTTAATGATGTTGGTGTGGTGATGAAGTATCCTACAGTTGATGTTATTAAAAAGTTAGAAGGTTTTGATACCAATGACTTAGATACAGTTTTTGATATCATGGCTTTATCTATTGATTACATTTATGATGGTGAGCAGTTGTTTCACGCTAAAGAAAGCACTAAACAAGAGCTATTATCATTTATTGAAAATCTAACTTCAGACCAGTTCTTAAAGATTCAACAATTCTTCGAGACAATGCCGAAGATTACCAAAAAGATTGAATATGATTGTCCAGTATGTAACAGACACCATGTTAAGATGCTGGAGGGACTCCAAAGTTTTTTTTAGTATTGCTCAGTCATGAATCGCTTGAGAATTATTATAAAATGAATTTTGCGATGATGCAGTACCACAAATACTCTTTGGCTGAGCTGGAAGACATGATACCCTTCGAACGAGAAGTGTATGTCTTTATGCTAATTCAGTATCTTGAAGAAGAAAAGAAAAGAATAGAATCCAAAAAGAGGATGTAACAGATGGCAAAACCACCAATTCAAATTAATGTATCATCTAGTGATTTCAAGTCATTACTAGAGGTACAGAAAGTTTCATTAGAACACGTCAGCTCAATGAAGCAGATGATGGAGAAAATGCAAGTTTTGAAAACTGAAGGTGCGACTGACTCTGTTAAGGTTGAACTTGAAACTCTTAAAGTTAAAAAAGAACTAATCACCACATATAAAGATGAGTTAAAAACTGCAAAAGAAATCAGCAGAATTCGTGATGAAGAAGCAGAAGCCATTGCTGGTATTGCCAAGGGAATGAAATCCTTTAAAACAATGGGTGAGAAGTTTGAAGATTTTGGTAAAAAGTTAAAAGATGGTCTAGATCGGAAGAG